ATGGTTGACAATGTTTTTAAGAAGAAATTGGCATCAATTAAGAACGAACATGTGTCGGTGTTAGATAGTTACAAAGTAAGATCATTTAAAGAGACTCATAGCGACACGGCCTGTATTGTGCGTATTATTGAAATATATTCACTGAATAAGCTGCGAGCTAAAGGTGAAAAGCTGTATTCACTTACGGGGTTAACAGTACCTGATACGGAAACTGTGGCGAATGAGATCAACCTGCTCCTGAGCCGTTATGCCCAGTTGTGTCGTCAGGAAGAGGAAGAGTTATCTTTCCGGCAGCGTGAAGTGACAAATGCGGAAGTTGCATGGAAAAGCACATTCTCAAAAAACGGCGTCAGTAGCATTGCTGAAGCCAAAACGAATAAAATGGGGCATGCTGAACGAGCGGATGCTGAACGGTATTACCATCTGGCTGTTTCCCGGTTGAATGAACAACATAGTCGATTGAGCACGATCAAGCTTTTGCCGGGAGTACTGGCCGATGAAGGAAACTACATTGGGAAGGGAATCGATAAGCGTTTACTGAATATATTTCCTCAATCCGGCCAGATCCCTGCTGATTTTATTTCTGTATTTAATGACAGTGACGTTGTCCGTGATATTAAATTTATTACTGATGCACTCAAGTCTTTATCTGATTCCGTGAGTGAAATTATTAGTCGTTGTAGCGTTCCAACTGATCGTTATGTATTAAATAACGGTGGAATGGCAAGAGCTATGGCTTACAGGGAGTACTATCGAGCAGATAATTATGTATTACGTTCAGTCGTAAGTGACCGGGATTATGTTGAGCATGTAATGAAATACAATCTGGTTACTGAGTACAAAAATAAAATCTTTTCTTAAATACTTAAAAAGGTGAAAAACTATGTATGCCTTCAAAACTGAAAGGCCGGACGCAGCACGTCGTTATCATAATAAATTCGTCACTGGCACTAACTATCAGGAAGAATCAAACAGACGCTTTGCATTAAGCGAACCTACTGAAAATATACTGCGTACCTCAATTCTGGAATCCGGGTGGCTTATTAAAAATATTACCCTACGTGATGTTAACGCCGTGTCAGGTAATGCCGTCAATATTGGTGCCAGTGAACTGTATACCGGACGTGTGGATGGTGGCCGTTTCCACAAAAAAATGGCAATCAATGGTACGGAGTTCTTTCTGACAGAGACGGATACCTGCGCCCGGATCAGCTATTCCGATATGTCTCATATTTACCATACCGGCGTGCCGGATGAGTTTGAGAAAACGGTTGAGAGCTTTTTTGCCCAGGCATATGCGCTGGACATGCTGCGGGTCGGTTTCAACGGTGTGTCGATTGCAAATACTACAAACCCGGAAATCAATAAAAAAGGCGAGGATGTCAATATTGGCTGGCATGCACTGGCGAAAGCCTACGGGAACGGAAAGCAAATCATCTCTGAGCCTGTCACTCTGGGAGAGACTGGCACCTGGAAAAATATTGATGCTCTGGCCAACCATCTGATTACAGAGCTTATTGCTGAGCAGTTTCGTGAAGATCCTCGTCTGGTTGTACTGGTTGGGGCAGAGCTGGCAGCACATCAACGCCTGAAGTTATTTAATGCCGCAGACCGCCCGTCTGATGTGAATGCGGCACAGATGGCTACAAGTTCTGTTGCTGGCCGCTTTGCGTTTATTCCCCCGTTTATGCCGGGTAAGCGTCTGGCAGTAACGACGCTGGATAATCTGCATATTTACACTCAGGCGATAACACGCTGGTTTCGTGCTGAGTTTGATGATGAAAGCAGTGAATACGTGCATTCCTACCTGCGCAATGAAGGTTATGCACTCGGTGAACCTGAACTGTACGCGGCTGTTGATGAGTGCACCCTGACGTTTGCGGATTGACTTAGCGACAGAAAGACCCGCTCAGAGGCGGGTCTCGTTTACAGCATCAGGAAAAATGAAGAACTATTTTTAAGCAGAGGCTTAAGCATGCCAGCGTTAATTAATCCAGGCAATGATCAGTTTTCGGTTATAAATTTCTTGCCTCACCAGGAATGCGCGGGATATAGTTTAAAGGTTGCCGCAAAATCGGCAGCCGGGCGTAGGAACCCGTGTTATCTGAAGGCGATACTACACGCGCTAGGCGTGTTTTTTTGTGTCGCAGCTTTGACTCACCTAAAATTTATGGTGTGGTGGCTGATTGTATTTTTTTATTTTTTACGCCACATCATCAGAATTATGGTAGTCCAGGCGGGGCAGCTTTCGGGCTGGCCGGTATCCTTCAGAGCCGGTATTCCTACCCCCGTCTGGGCTACCACCCATGAGCGTAGGAACTCCGGTGGTAGCGTTACCCGCTATCTGAAGGAGGTTGCCATTATGGCTACAGTCCCTGCTTTATCTCACCCTGAATTTACCTTTGTCTTTCTGGCTGTCCGCCGTACAGACCGTGATGCCCGTCCACGCCCTGTGCGTGTAATCGCAGAATGCGAGCATGCTGCACGCCTTAAACTTGCCACTGAATTTATCCTGAGCTTTGCTGCCCGTATCCCTGTGAAAAGAGCCGGGGAGGTGGTTGCATGAAATCCATGAATTTTAAGCAAGGCTGCATATTGAGTGAACAGGGGGAGAGTCGTCTGTTACGGGCGGCACTGGCCAGTGAGTTTCTTGCAGAGGTCTTGTCCGTGCCCACAGTGAATGGAGCGAGAACTGTTTCAGCGGAAGGCGCTGCGGCTTTAGTGGCCTGTATTGCCGAACAACTGGATGGCGTTGTTAAGGAAACCAGCACAATTAAGGGAGTGATGCGCGATGAATAATAATCAAAATTTAAAGGCGCATGCTTTACGAACAGCAGTCTTACGCTACTACATTGCTGATGCATTCATTTCCTTAATGGTGCGTGTTCATAATGAACCTGTTTATATTGAAGATGGCGAACGAATAGAACTCTCCCACGAAAAAGTGGTGAGTAATATTATTTACCATATTGAAATGCCGTGGGTGAATGAGTTTGGGGCTGATGCTGGTTGCATACTGGCCGCAGAGAAACTGGAAAAAATGCTTAAACCAGGCTTTATGTCAGAAAATATTCGCCTGTCAGTTTTTGGTGTCACAGAGATGCGTGAGGTTTACCGGGATATTATTTTCGGAGCACCTGATGGCGAACTACCCGAAGGTTTTGAATTTGTGAAGCCGGAAGGTCAGGAGGTGCTGCTGTGAAAACACCGTCTGTATCCACGATTTCCGGAGCTGCAATTGGGCGCTGGCCTTATATCCTGTCAGCATTAGGTATTAAAGTACCGTCCGCAGGACATCATGGGGCTTGCCCTGCCTGTGGTGGAAAAGATCGTTTTCGACTGGACGATAAAGCGGGGCGAGGGACGTGGTTTTGTAATCAGTGCGGTCATGGCGATGGTCTTGATCTGGTTCGTCTGGTGACAGGAAGAAAGATAAAAGAAGTCGCCGGGATGGTATCTGAGGCGCTTGCATTACCAGAAATACAGGAGAAGCCCGCATTGCCAGCCAGGAAAAAGGCCGCAGGAAAAGAAGCGGGCGCGGAGCGATATACCAGACTCAGACAGCAGTCCTGCAATGGTGAGCCGGTCTATCTGACAAATAAGAGCTTACACGGGTATTCACTTCCCTTGCTGTCACAGCCTTTGAATCTGGCCGGAATAACATTTTCCACCGGTTCATTACTGCTGCCTTTGACGGATATTTCCGGGAATATTACTGGTGGCCAGCTTATCAATCCTGACGGGGATAAAAGTCTGCTGCCCGGTAGCCAGCTGTCTGGCGCATTCATTGCCCTGACCGATATACCCGCTGAAACACCTGAACAGGTGATTATCACTGAGGGTTTTGCCACGGCGCTTACCGTCAGTCTGCTGACTGAAGGATGGATCGTGGCGGCTGTCGCTGCCACCAATTTACTGAAGGTGACGGAGCAGATCCGAAAACGCTGGCCGGAAACCCGGATCATTCTGGCCGGAGATAATGATCTGGCTGACGGCAAAGAAAACACCGGGCGTATTCAGGCAGAGAAAGCCGCCAAAGCGGTGGATGGCTGGGTAACGCTCCCTCCGGTACGCCATAAGGCTGACTGGGATGATTATCGGCAGGAAGTGGGGAAAGAACGGGCGAGAGATGCCTTTCGTGAAGAAATGACGCTGCATGGCAAAGGGCAGACCCGTTTACCAGAAGGGTTCCGGCTGACAAAAGAATATTTGTGGTACGACAAGCTGGTTAATAAGTCTGATGGTGATACAGAGATACGTAATATCAAAATTTGCAGTCCGTTGCGGGTGACGGCAATCACCAGTGATGCTGATGGAAGTAATTACGGGCGTTTGCTGGAATGGGAAGATACCAACGGAAACAGCCGTAAATGGGCAATGCCGATGGAGATGCTGGGCGGTAGCGGGGAAGAACTGCGCCGCGTTCTGCTGGTTAACGGGCTTTCTTACATCAACATTAACGGCATGGCCAGAGCATTCCTGATGGAATATATCTCGCTGTGTAAACCGGACAGAAAAGTAACCTGTGTGAATAAAACTGGCTGGCACGGCGGGGTTTACGTTCTCCAGGATGAAGTGATAGGGCGCGAAGCCCAGTCAGTCATCTTACAAACATCGAGTGTGCAGGGGCGTGATTTTCGTGTCAGCGGCACATCAGAGGGCTGGCGTGAAAATATAGGCCGTTATTGCATAAAGAATGCCCGTCTTGCCTTTGCGGTGAGTCTGGCATTTGCTGCCCCCCTTCTGAAACTGGTTGGTATCGGCGGTGGAGGTTATCACCTCAAAGGGGAATCCACAGACGGTAAAACCACGACGATGAAAGTGGCTGCATCAGTATGTGGTGGAACAGATTTCTGGCATACGTGGCGGGCGACGGGGAATGCCTTAGAAGGAACGGCGAGCCGCCGCAATGATGCCACGCTGATGCTGGATGAAATCCGGGAGGTTGACGGCAGGGAGGCGGGAAATATCGCTTATATGCTGGCTAACGGGCAGGGCAAAGCCAGAGCCAGAACAGATGGTTCGGTAAGGGAAACCAACCGCTGGAATCTGTTGTTTCTGTCTACCGGGGAACTGTCACTGGTAGAGCATGCGGCAAGCGCCGGGGAACGTACGTATGCCGGGGTTGAGGTCAGAATGATCCAGATCCCAAGCGATTCGGGCAAGTATGGCGTGTTTGAAGAACTTCATGGCTTCAGTAGCGGGAAAACCCTGGCTGAGCATCTTGAGCAGCACGTAGCGCATTATCATGGTGCACCATTCCGCGACTGGCTGTATTGCCTGACCGCTGATCTGCCGGAACTGACCAGTCAGGCGAAAGCCTTATTGAAAGAGTATACCCGAAGGCTGACGCCGGAAAATGCCGGGAATCAGGTTGGCCGGGCTGTTACCCGTTTTGCTCTGGTTGCGATGGCCGGGGAGCTGGCCACAAAAGCGGGCATCACAGGATGGCCGGAGGGAGAGGCCTTTCGTGCCGCTCAAAGCTGTCTGGCTGCATGGATGGCTGACCGGGGCCATACAGCTAATCAGGAAGATAAAGCGGCACTTGAACAGGTTCGGGACTTCATGACGCGTAATCAGTTCAGTCGGTTTGCTGACTGGAATGACGACAGGAACCGGCCTGTTTCAATGATGGGATTCAGAAAAGTCGATAAAGGAGACAACGTGACAGAGCCGGTTGTGACGTTCTACGTTCTCCCGTCAGGCTGGAAGGAGATCTGTAAGGGATTTGACTCGCGTAAGGTGGCCAGGTTGTGTGTGGACGCGGGCTGGCTGAAACCCGGTGAAGATGGCCGGACGCAAAACAGCATTCGCCTGCCAGAAATAGGGCTTAAACGTGTGTACCAGTTCAATACACAGGTACTGGGAAGCGCTGAACCTGAGTGATTATCGCGTGAGTCTTATTTTTATGAGGTAACACTGGTAACAGAGGTAACACCCGTTACTGATGCGGTTCTTCAGTGTTACCAGTCAAAAATACTGACTGGTAACAGAGGTAACAAAAAATGGTGTGTTACCACGCGTTACCTCTTGATTTTGCTAACTGGTAACAGATTAAATCCTTTTAAATCAATAGCGTTACACGTGTTACCAGTGTTACACGTTCAGAACAAGAGGTAGGGATCCAAATCCCTTCTTCTGGCGGGCAACAGTATAGGGCACAGAACGATGAAGATGATGAGAATGTACTGCCCCACATGTCAGGCAGTAGCACGGATAGGTAAAACAAACAGGAAACACCCACAACTGTACGATGTGTACTGCTATTGCTCTAATGTGGAGTGCGGTCACTCGTTTGTGATGAATGTTGCTTTCTCCCATTCCGTTAGTCCAAGCGCGCTGAACGGGCAGGGAAGGGTTAAAGAGCTGATTGATGCAATTCCACCCGAGGAACGGGAAAAGGCTTTAAAGTTGCTGCTGGCTGCGCAAAAGAATGGGTAAAGTATGCGTCGGGAATGGCCGATCTGTTCCCGGAACCTGAACACAGGATTTCAGTTTATACGGTCATAAAATTATTATTTTTCAACTGGTTATCTTCTTCATGTTTCACAAACCTTCATAAAATCACACACCTAAAATTAATTATCCATTTAATATCATAGAGTTGCGTATTCAGGCCATAGATTCGACGGACAGTAAAACTGAAAAAAAATGAATTTCTTTTCATTCTTTTCAGTTCCTGTATCGCAGTACATCTCGAGGACTGGCACGGACTGGCGGTATCGTTTGTAAAAAATCCAGGCTGAAAATTTTTAGTGATATGAAAACCGCAGGCGGGTGCGGTGTAGTGCCGTTTTGGTCTGTCGAGCGTATATTTTCCTTTTTCACGATTGCTGCATATCAAAACGAATGTGCAGATATCAGGCCGTGTCAAACCGTGAATCGTGGAGCCTAAATGCCCAAACTACGTTTGTAGACCTAGCTAGGGGAAGGTTTCCACATATACTGCTACCTATCTTCCAGTCGCTGGTGAGGATCAAGGTAAGCTAACTGGTGAACAAGAAAAGTACTTTCGTATCTTGCGTACTCGTTTTTTTTGATTAGTATGTACAGGTAGTAACTGGATGGTGAGAATTCGTCATAACTTATCAAATTGCATGATGTTTATAGAGTATGAGTAATGAGTCATAATAAAAAGGAATATGCTAAATTTTTCCGTCGCCCCATTTTTTCATCCTTAGCAAAAGGTAAGGATATTTCGGATTTATTTGGGAGTTTTGATTCTTACTGCTATGAAACACTGTTTTCAAACAATGATAATAATGAACATGAGATTTCACTAAGGGATTTATTTACATCATTATATGATTTTTTGCGTCTGAATTATAGAAATGAATATGTTTATAAGACAGCACTTGTCAATAAAATAATATTCGGTAAGCACAGCCCAAAAACAAGTTCGTCGTCCATAGAGTTACCAATTAAAAACTCTATAGTGGATGTTGCGGTGTTTAATGGTACGTCTACAGCTTACGAGATTAAGACAGAGTATGATTCACCAAAAAGGTTGATTACTCAAGCCCCTGATTATTTGGATGTTTTTGATAAAGTGTATATAGTTACACATCCAGAGTATGCAAGTAAATATTGTGCTTTAAATCTCCCCAGAGTGGGAGTTATGGTTTTGAATAAAAAAGATCAATTGAGTGTCATTAAGGAGGCAGATTCAAATATTGATTATATTAAAAGTGACAGCTTGTTTTCAGTTCTTAGAAAGGAAGAGTTCTTAGCTATAATAGAAGATTACACTTCAACTAAAATAAATATGCCTAACGGATTGGTTTATGAATATTGTAAAGAGATATTCATGCAGATGCCATTAAACATAGCAAATAAATACTTTATCTCTGCTATGAAAAAAAGATGTAACGATAAAGTTTTTTTGGATTATATTTATTCTCTTCCAGCATGTTTACGTGTTTTAGGTTATGCAACACCATTATCAAGAAAGCAAAAAGAATTCATCATGAATTTGATGGATGTAAAAATTAAAATTTGTTGATATCCTCAGGAGTTGTAAGTTATGTATAGCCCATATTTGTATGCGAGAAGTACAGAGTTATTATGCCTTAGGGACCTCGTTGCGAAGGGAGTTAGCCTAAATGGTCTGCTACCAATTTTAGAACCAATTAACGTCAATACGAGAAATTTATTAACATGTTTAAATGTTTGGAATTCTGACATAATTGTTATCCTTAATCCTTATCAGGAAGATTTTTCTTCACACAATAACGTCTTAACTTTAAATCAAAATTTATCAAGTGTATTAACAAATAAAAATAATATCATCTCTGGATATCTTATTCAGCCCAATACAACGATTAATGATATTAATAATTGGTTGAATGCTAACTTAAATAGACGAGTTGCACTTCTATATGATAATCCATCATTATCCAACTCTGATATTCAGTTGTTGGCGACAAATCAATTGATTAGTTATCATGTTGTTTTAAATAATAAAATGCTTCCTAATCAGTGCGCTCTTCTTCCTTTGTCGAAGTTAATTATTATTAGCGATAACTTTAGAAAGTTAGCAAAAAATGCTGATTATAATGGGCCGGAACTTTTCACGCACGCACATCAATTCGTGGGACAAAATTACTTAGGATTTGGCGATTATACAATTACTGGCCAGGTACTAGATCTTGGAGGTGGTCAACCTTCTGCTGTTGCCGCACATTTGGTGTTCAAGAATTTACAAGCGAATACAGTTTGGATTCGTCATTTTGTATCAAGCAACACGCAACGAGGAAGTTCAAATGTTACTGCAAAATTTTTAGATGTTTCAGATCAAATTACAAATCTTGTTCCCCAACATCCAACCCAGTTTGGCAGCAACATTGGTCTTAACTATTATTATTACAATAGTCAACCAACTGTAAGGCATTTCCCTGGGTTGCCAAAAAACAAACAGTATCAAATTACTCACCATATTTGTTTCATGCTGGATTTAATAGCAGGTCGTATTTAATAAGCTAGCGTACCATTCCATCATTACTTGTCGATCTTTAATATATTGCGCATGATTGTAAGTACCTCGAATAGAGTTCTTATCAACATGCGCAAGCTGCATTTCAATCCAGGCACTTTCAAACCCATGCTCATGCAAGATGGTGCTCATGGTATGCCTGAAACCGTGACCCGTTAACCGACCGTGATAACCCAGTAGTTTTATCACTTTGTTGATGCTGGCTTCGCTCATTGGTTTACTGACGTCATTCCGGCCAGGGAAAACGAGGCTGTAATTCCCTGTTATTTCTTGCAGCTTTTTCAGGATATTGATCGCCTGAGTTGATAACGGAACCAGATGGGGGCGGCGTTTCTTCATCCGTTCTTTGGGGATCTCCCATAAGGCATTATCTAAATCAAACTCAGCCCATTCCGCTGCACGTAGTTCAATTGTTCGCACGCCTGTTAGCATCAACAGCTGCGTGGCGTATTTGGTAACTAAACTGCCCTGATAGTTATCCAGAGCATTAACGAACTCGGGCAACTCGCTTTCAGTCAGGAACGGGAAGTGTTGGGTTTTAGGTTTGTTGAGTGCGATAGCTAAATCGGGTGCAAAATTATACTTTGCTCTACCAGTGGCAACAGCATAACGAAGCACTTCACCACAGCGGCGGCGGATCTTACTGGTTTGCTCTAGCGCACCTCTTTTCTCTATTTTTTGCAGGACGGTTAGCAGTTCTAATGGTTCAATCTGCTCAATTGGGCGCTGGCCGATAAAAGGAAAAATATCCTTTTCCATACAATTGAGAACCTCTTTTGCATAACCCTCTGACCAGGTGGCTTTTTTCGATGAGTGCCATTCTCTGGCCACAGACTCAAAGCTGTTCTCATGCGCGAACTGCAAAGCAATCTTATCTGCTTTTCTGGCTTCACTTGGGTTTATCCCGTTGGCTAACATCGAACGCGCTTCATCACGTTTGGTACGTGCCTGTGCCAACGACACATCGCCATATACGCCAAAGGAAATCATCTTAGGCTTACCTGCAAAGCGATAGCGAAAACGCCAGCCTTTACTGCCCGCTGTGTCGATCAGGAGTGATAGCCCCATACCATCGTTAAGCGTATAGGGTTTGTCCTTCGGTTTTGCTCTTTTTATTTGGATGTCAGATAGCAGCATGTGTATAGAAAAAAGATCGAACTCAGTTATACACAATGTTATACGCAAAGATGTATAGATTCCATTAGAAATAATGGTACTTTGCTGGACGAGTATAAGGAGATGATATCAGTTAAAACAGTGAGTTATGGAATTAATTGAACTTAGTGAGAAGTGTTCATGGTGTCCCCTGCAGACATCTACTTCAAGCGGCAGGGGATTGATTGGAATGGTGTTTTTTAGATGTGAAAAATATTTTACCCGCTATTTTACCCATTGGCGCGGCTTAAGAGCTTATTTTTGAATTCACAATGGTCACGATATAACCATCTTGCTCGTCCGTGGATAACTTTGGCTTTAGGCAGGTCGCCGGACTTAATCCGGTCATAGATGAAGGTCTTACCGAAGCCAGTATCAGCCATGATGAATTTCAAATCAACCAGTGAATCAGGTTGTAGTTCGTGTTGCATGAGTGCTATCTCCAAATAGGGAATCGAACCTGCAAATCAGGCAATAAAAAACCGCCATCAGGCGGCTTGGTGTTCTTTCAGTTCTTCAATTCGAATATTGGTTACGTCTGCATGTGCCATCTGCGCCCACAGCATCCAGTGGTCATAGCAGTCGTTGATGTTCTCTGCTTCGATAACTCTGTTGAATGGTTCTCCATTCCATTCACCTGTTACTCGGAAGTGCATTTATCATCTCCATAAAACAAAACTCGCCGTAGCGAGTTCAGATAAAAGAAATCCGCATTAAGCGGCGTCGGTGAATTCAAATAAAAAACCGGCTTGCGCCGGCTCTCTCATCTTTCTGTCTACCCATGCTGATATCGATGGCATTGGCTTTACGCGTTGGCGAATAATCATTTCTGCCGGAAGAATGCCGGGATTGTATGCAAGTCCTCTCATGGTAAATTCCTCAGTCATTACTGATAGCGCCATAACGTGAGCGGTAATTACGCAGGCGCGGGTCAATTTCAGGGAAGTGGGTATATGTGGCTTTGCGGAATGGTCGGATTGATGTCTGGTAAATTCGCTCGCGCTCTTCTTTCTCTGCAAGCCATATACAATGGCGAAATTCCTTTTCCTCTTTCGTTTCCTGCGGTAGCGACATTATCCGATCGTAGTTTTTTCTGAATTTATCCAGCACCTCCGATACGGAATTGCCGGAACAGCGGCGCGGGTCATCCGCACCATACAGAGGCGCTGGCATGATTTTCTCCTGATTAAATTGCGTGAATAGCGTGACGAGGGAAGGGGAGAGTTACTGGTGCAAAGGGTATATCGTCGTCAAAATCCATCGGAGGTTCGTTGTGTTGTGCTGGTGATGATTGCTGCTGTGGCTTCTGTGATTGCCTTCTGGATGCTTGTTGTTTGCTGTCGCCAATGCCGCCAAGCATTTGCATCACACCATTAATTCCGACATGAACCTCGGTTGTGTAACGGTCTTGCCCTGACTGGTCTTTCCACTTTCTGGTTCTCAGCATTCCCTCGAAATAAATCTGATCACCTTTTTTCACATACTGCCCCACGACCTCAGCCAGTTTCCCGGATACAGCAACACGATGCCATTCAGTCAATTCCTTTTGCTCGCCAGTATTTTTATCTCGCCATTGTTCTGACGTGGCTATTGTCAGGTTAGCGAACGCTGTTCCTGATGGTGAGTATCGAACTTCCGGGTCTTGTCCTACCCGACCAAGGATAATCACCTTATTTACGCCTCTGCTTGCCATTTATGCCGCCTGTTTTAGTTCGTTAACTCTGATGTTCATTACCTGAACGCATTTAGCCTGCGCCTCCTCGTTGCCAGCCATTAATTGCCAGTCACGCTGATAACGCTCGATGAGTTTTTTCTTGTCAGTTTCTGTTGACGCATAATCGCTGAAGTCTTTCAGGATTTGTTCGCAGTCAACCAATGGAGATTTCTGGTTGGTATTTTCTGGTGATGGTTTGTTATCTGATGCTGGGATTGCCCAGCCCGGCAGCGATGGAGGGAGCCAGTAAAATCCTGTTCCATCCTTCAGTTTTGCCCTGTGCCACCCCTGCTTTTTATCGGGAGATGTTTGTGCGAAACCTTCCTCAAGGTTATACAGATACCGACCGATTCCCCACTGAACGGCAGCGCGCTTCATTGCACCGGAACGACCACCTTTGACGGCTTCTACCTGCGTGTTTTCAGCAGCATCCCATTTGGTTACCCATTCGGAATCAATCTTTATTGATATGCCGCATTCAACGCCGCCGTTGTTGGGAATATCGCGGTATTCATTGCGCCATCCTGCTTTGCCGCAAACATCGTCCAGGCGTTTCATGATTGCCCGGTTCGTGACATAAGCCAGCACCATAGCCCACACCTTGCCATCGCGTGTTTTACCGCTTTGCTGTATTCGCCATTCGATATCTTCAGGGCTGAATGGCTCATCGAATTTATTCAAATCCATAATTCACCTCAGAATGGACACGGCCCAAGGAAATAACGCTGATTTAATACTTCAGTCTTTGCCGCATTTAAAAATACGCGAACACCTTCACGATCTCCCTTCTGGCGATACATTAACGCCTGCTGCGTGTACATGCGTCTCTGTAACTTGCTCTCCTTCACTGTGGTTGCAAGTGACATGAATATCTCCTTCGTTACCGATTAATTCTTTCATCTGACGAATGAATTCTTCGTCTGACCAGTTATCTGGAAAACTCATTTTCTGCGATACCACGGAAGGTTGATAGCTGATTTCATCGCTTTATTTGCTTCAAGCCACATTTTTGAATCACCAATAAATCTGGCTATTACTGCTTTGTTCTGTGCAGCACGAAGCATCTGGTGATTAATGGCTATTTCATTGCGCATAACGCCTCCAGTTGTTTCTTTGCTGCTCTGATTAATTGTTTAACTCGGCGTGATAATTCAGATTCGTGCGGGTAGAAAGCGGACATGACGCCGCTACCCGCGAGCTGAAAGTGCATCATGGGTAACTCCTTATATTTGATTGCATAACGAAAACGCCTCAAGTGAAGCGTTATTGGTATGCGGTAAAGCCGCACTCAGGCGGCCTTGATAGTCATATCATCTGAATCAAATATTCCTGATGTATCGATATCGGTAATTCTTATTCCTTCGCTACCATCCATTGGAGGCCATCCTTCCTGACCATTTCCATCATTCCAGTCGAACTCACACACAACACCATATGCATTTAAGTCGCTTGAAATTGCTATAAGCAGAGCATGTTGCGCCAGCATGATTAATACAGCATTTAATACAGAGCCGTGTTTATTGAGTCGGTATTCAGAGTCTGACCAGAAATTATTAATCTGGTGAAGTTTTTCCTCTGTCATTACGTCATGGTCGATTTCAATTTCTATTGATGCTTTCCAGTCGTAATCAATGATGTATTTTTTGATGTTTGACATCTGTTCATATCCTCACAGATAAAAAATCGCCCTCACATTGGAGGGCAAAGAAGATTTCCAATAATCAGAACAAGTCGGCTCCTGTTTAGTTACGAGCGACATTGCTCCGTGTATTCACTCGTTGGAATGAATACACAGTGCTTATTCGTCATGCATTTCAGGTAATTCTTCGTATTCGACTCCCCATACGAGTTTACACCAAGTGACTCGCTCATATCTTTTACAAAAATCAGACCACATAACTTGTGTTCCATCATGGTTTGTTATTACTTCTGTAATATCACCAACACTAACAAAACTGGTATTAGAAGCAGTTATTTTTACTTTCATTACTTATCCCCAAGAGCTTTTCTGATTGCTGCGAGACCTTTATTAACAGCTCCATACCATTCTGGATATGTTGTCGTTGTTCTATTTTTGGTTTGCTTAAGTAATAACTGAAGTGCTTCGAGAAGGTCAGGCGCTGCCGCTATTAGATTGGCATCTTCAATGCATTGAACTTCCTCACAGATTGCAATATACGAACGCCAGCCTGCGCCATTTTCAAGTGAGTCTGCCTGGATGATTTTAATCTCATCGCCATCCATCATTATTTCCCACTTACCTTCAGTACCTTTAAATTCCATGTTAGCCTCTGTTGTTTATGCCAAAAATAAAGGCCGACTATTCGGCCTTATCTACATTCCTGAACCAAACGCAGATCGGACCGTCTTCTGTATCGTGAATCGAACCGACAAACCATCCTTCTCCATCTGGCATGCTTGGCTCCCATCCACTGATGTTTTGATTCCCATCTTCAAAATACGCGTCAATTACCGTTTGATTGTTGTCGTTTTCCATTTCAACAATTGATGATTCAATGCCATGCTGCTTGCAGAAAGATCTGAACTCATCAACTGAAATTACCTCTCTATCCCCAAACAGGTTGGCGTATTCTGGGTGCGTCCAGTAGCCATCCTCGCTTCGCTCTACTACTAATGCTTCCATATCTCACCTCAAATAAGTGGTTTGCTGCGAAAAAGTAAAACAAGGATACTCACTTCTATTTGTCATCGTGTAAGCGACGCAGGTTATTAACTCGCGGCCAGTAATATTTTGGCTTGGCACGAGATCCGGGTCTTGGGCCTACACAAACTATATAGCTCTCTTCTTTCCTCGGAAGGCCAGGTGCATCTAGCAGACGGCCTAGTTCGAATTTTTTTACGTTGACACCAGGAGGAATCACCTCGACGATAAACCCGATTTTTACCTTCGTTACACCGTTTGATGAGCTTGACCATTTAACTTCATCGTTCAATTTGAATTTCATCATTAACCTCAATCGTAATAAGCCGGAATTGATTTTCCGCGTTGCTTCTGGCGGCCTGAGCATGTCACTCCCATTTCACTGCGTGGCTTGCTGTACCATGTGCGCTGATTCTTGCGCTCAATACGTTGCAGGTTGCTTTCAATCTGTTCGTGGTATTCAGCCAGCACTGTAAGGTCTATCGGATTCAGTGCGCTTTCTACTCGTGATTTCGGTTTGCGATTCAGCGAGAGAATAGGGCGGTTAACTGGCTTTGCGCTTACCCCAACCAACAGGGGATTTGCTGCTTTCCATTGAGCCTGTTTCTCTGCGCGACGTTCGCGGCGGCGTGTTTGTGCATCCATCTGGATTCTCCTGTCAGTTAGCTTTGGTGGTGTGGTGGCTGGTAGTCTAGCTCCAGCTTGTTGAGTCTCATTCGGAGGGGTATAACCGGCACCCCAGCGATTTTTCCATGCGACAACGTGCGCGTTATGGCGGCCTTATCGCCCGCGGCTCCCCATCTCGTCCACGCTATTGCTAGCGTTGGGAGCGCTTCACCGCTCAACAGTAGGTAAGCACTTGCCAGTGACTAGCTGGCTTCACCACACCCCAAAGCCTTCTGCTTTGAATGCTGCCCTTCTTCAGGGCTTAATTTTTAAGAGCGTCACCTTCATGGTGGTCAGTGCGTCCTGCTGATGGCTAAATAGTACGATTTGTACTTTATCGAGTCAATACAAAATGTTCTAAATATAATTAGTTTTTTATAACGCTTTGTATTTAATGGGTTTATATTTTGGAAAAAGAAAACCCGACGCTAAGGTCGGGTTATTGTTGTGTGTTTTAGAGTGGTGAGGCTGTTAACTAAATGTCTCTTCAGGCCACTGGCTGGCGATAACTTTCCCTACTACGGAACAGCTATCATTGCATGGAATCATTGGATATTGCGGGTTTAGTGGCTGTAGGAACACCTGACCGCTATCCCTGATCAGTTTCTTGAAGGTAAACTCGTCACCACCAAGTCTGGCTATGCAGAAATCACCTGGCTCAACAGCCTGCTCAGGGTCAACGAGAATTAACATCCCGTCAGGAAAGCTTGGCTTGGATCCTGTTGGCGCGGTCATGGAATTACCTTCAACTTCAAGCCAAAACGCACAATCACTGGCTTTTTTGGTTGTGCTGACCCATCTCTCCGCATCACCTTTGGTAAAGGTTCTAAGCTCAGGCGAGAACATCCCGGCCTGAACATGAGAAAAAACAGGGTACTCATATTGTTTTTTAACGGGGGCAGATGAGTATTCGCCAACAGGTGAAAATGTACCGTCGTGGTTGAATGAGACATTATCAATACCAAGGTATTTAAACACCACACCAATCTCGTCAAGAGATGGATGACGAGATCCGCGCAACCAGTGACCAATTCCACCCTGCGTCATACCAAGCTCTTCAGCTAACTTCTCTTGAGTTATGCCGAGCTCTTTCATTCTGGATCTAGCCAGTTCATACCATTTCATTTTCATACCCTTATTATTACGCTCTGTACTAAAACCATCCATGCACAAGATGTATTTTTTGTTTGCATTCTAAAAGTACATATCGTATTATTGTTTCATGGTTACTATGGAGGGCATATGAGCAACCTACGAAAATATCGAGAGTCACTGAATATCTCTCAAACAACACTTGCTAAGGCAGTTGGATGCACACAGGGAGCTATCGGACATTGGGAATCTGGTCGTCGCTTCCCAGACCTTAAAACATGCCGCGCTCTTGTTGCATGCCTAAACAAGTTAGGCGCAAAAGTCAGTCTTGATGACGTGTTCCCTCCGGAACACAAAGCCGCTTAAGACATTCCCGCTCTTACACATTCCAGCCCTGAAAAAGGGCATCAAATTAAACCACACCTATGGTGTATGCATTTATTTGCATACCTTCAATCAATTGTTATCTAAGGAAATACTGACATATGGTTCGTGCAAACAAACGCAACGAGGCTCTAAGAATCGAGAGTGCGTTGCTTAACAAAATCGCAATGCTTGGAACTGAGAAGACAGCGGAAGCTGTGGGAGTTGATAAGTCGCAGATCAGCAGGTGGAAGAGGGACTGGATTCCAAAGTTATCAATGCTGCTTGCTGTTCTTGAATGGGGCGTCGTTGACGACGACATGGCTCGATTGGCACGACAAGTTGCTTCGATTCTCACCAATAAAAAACGCCCGGCGGCAACCGAGCGTTCTGATCAAACACAAATGGAATTTTAACAACATCCAACGAGGTAATTATATGCGAAACAAAGGCTTTAATCCACCTGATACACACAAAGAAGTTAAGCGTTTGCGCTTCCTTCGTTCCATTGATGAAAGAACTCAAATCTCTTTTGTGAAAGTTGCCAGAACTGAGCTTCTGAAGGCTGAGGCAAGGGCGTTGCTCCCGTCTCTACCAAAAGAGGAGGGATATACGTTCATTCCAAACGCATTTCTGGAAAAGCTGCTCAAAGAAGACATATCCGTAAGTCAGTTTAACGATGTTCTTAAGGTCTTTCGTCAAGGCAGGTAGTTATGAGCAATACAGCAAAAATCTACGATTTCAGCGCCGCACACGAGCGCAGGAGCAACAGGATGGAGAACCAGAAAACTGGTTACATTCCGTTGTACCGGAGCATTCTGAAACAGTCATGGGCGAAAGATGTTTATCTTCGCACCCTGTGGGAAAACCTTCTCCTGAATGCCGCCAGAAAGCCATACAAAGCGAATTTCAAAGGTCATGAATGGCATCTGCAACCCGGTCAACTGGTTGTGACAGCAGCTGATTTAGGTCTTCAGTTATGCGACAGGCATGGCAAGCCAGCAAGCCGTGATCAGGTTGAGCGGATGCTTCAGGTTTTTGTGAAAGAGGGGATGATCTCCATTGATGGAGAGAAGCAAAAAGGTCGTGTGATCACCATCACAAATTACCATGAATACGCTCAAAAAATGGACAATTCACCCGCACATGAAGCCGCACAAACAACCGCACATGATGCCGCACATGATGAAGCCAGTAATGGAGCGGCTTTCAGCGTACATGCCGCACATGAAAGCGCACATGAAGCCGCACAAACAACCGCACATCATGAACAAGAAGGTATTAACAAGAATATAAATAATACCCCCCTACCCCCCAATGGGGGCGGCGATGGGCAGGTTAAACCTGAACGTCGCAAGGCAGAACGAATCGACTATGAATCCTTCCTGAACGCCTACAACACCGAAGTCGGTGACAGACTGCCACACGCTGTTGCGGTCAACGAGAAACGCAAACGCCGCCTGAAGAAAATCATCCCGCAACTGAAAACGCCAAACGTGGACGGTTTCAGAGCGTATGTCAGGGCGTTTGTGCATCAGGCCAAGCCGTTTTACTTCGGAGACAACGACACTGGCTGGACGGCAGATTTTGATTACCTGCTGAGGGAAGATTCGTTAACGGGAGTACGGGAAGGGAAGTTTGCAGACAGGGGGATTGCATGAGACAGGATATCGAAGCGAGCGTTATCGGTGGCTTGCTGATTGGTGGATTAACACCAACCGCCAGCGACGTTCTGGCAACGCTGGAGCCGGAAGCGTTTTCAATTCCGCTCTACCGGAAAGCCTTCGAAGTTATCCGCAAGCAGGCGAGAAACAGAAACCTAATCGACGCGCTGATGGTTGCCGAGGCGTGCGGAGAGGAGCATTTCACGTCAATCCTGATGACCAGCAAAAACTGCCCGAGTGCCGCAAACCTGAAGGGATATGCCGGAATGGTCGCGGATAACTATCACCGCCGTCTGGTGCTGGAAATCATGGATGAAATGCGTGAACCAATTCAGAGCGGAACCATCGACGCATCGAGTCAGGCGATGGATGAACTTGTAAAGCGTCTTTCAGCCATCAGAAAGCCCCGTGACGAGGTTAAACCTGTACGGTTAGGGGAAATCATCACTGACTACACTGACACGCTTGACAGGCGTCTGAGGAACGGAGAAGAGTCAGATACCCTGAAGACCGGAATCGAAGAACTTGATGTCATCACCGGAGGGATGAACTCGGAAGACCTGGTGATTATCGCTGCTCGTCCGGGTATGGGGAAAACCGAGCTGGCGCTGAAGATTGCCGAAGGCGTTGCAAGCCGCGTTATTCCTGGTTCTGACGTCCGGCGCGGAGTGTTGATTTTCTCGATGGAAATGAGCGCATTGCAGATCGCAGAGCGAAGCATTGCCAACGCCGGGAGGATGTCGGTTAGCGTACTGCGAAATCCTGCATCGATGGATGACGAGGGCTGGGCACGTGTTGCTAAAGGCATGAGTCAGCTTGCAGATTTGGATGTATGGGTAGTCGATGCCTCGCGGTTATCGGTCGAAGAAATTCGCTCAATCGCAGAACGGCACAAACAGGAAAATCCAAACCTGTCACTCATCATGGCAGATTATCTTGGCCTGATTGAGAAGCCGAAAGCAGATCGCAACGACCTCGCAATTGCTCACATCTCCGGAAGCCTGAAGGCGATGGCGAAAGACCTGAAAACGCCAGTTATCTCCCTGAGTCAGCTTTCGCGCGATGTTGAGAAGCGACCAAACAAACGCCCGACAAACGCAGATTTGCGTGATTCAGGAAGCATTGAACAGGACGCAGACTCAATCATCATGCTCTATCGGGAAGCGGTATATGACGAGAACAGTAGCGCCGCGCCATTTGCTGAAATCATTGTGACGAAAAACCGTTTTGGCTCGCTTGGTACGGTTTACCAGCGATTCTGCAACGGACACTTTGTTGCATGTGACCAGGATGAAGCCAGACAGATTTGCACAGCATCAAATGCACCTGCTGCGCGTGGCAGACGATATGCACAAGGGGCTGACGTATGACCATCTACATCACCGAGCTAATAACAGGCCTGCTGGTAATCGCAGGTCTTTTTATTTGGGGGAGAGGGAAGTGTGGCTGACTGGCAAATTCCAATCATCATTCTTGCCGGAGCTTCGCTGGTTGCTGGCTTTATCCTGCTGAAAAAGCATAAAGACCGTGATCAAAAAGTCGAAGTTCTCTATGGGTATCCAGCGAACAGCACAACATGGCTGACCATTTACCACTACCGAAAATCAGGCCGCTGGGTATTCGAATGGGATGATCTGTTCGCTGAAAAGCGACCAAAGTCATGGGGAGACATCAGCGAATGCATGATGTTTGAAGAAAGAAAATCCGGCGCAACCCGAGAAGAGTTTAACGAAGCGTGGAGGCGATTAAGTGAGAGAGGGTATCAATGAGCAGAATTAAATCTGGTTATCCAGGGAATGGGGAATACCCGAAGCCATATTTACCTGTAACAGTGACCACTCAATCTAGGCATCCACATCATTTCAAGCAAAGTGGTACAGCTTATTGGAGTGGCAAGCGGTGGATAGGTATTGATGGGTTCAAAATTGGGTATGCAAAGGTAATTAAATGGGAATTTAACATCGCACACTGGAGTTCATCCCATGAGGAAACTAACGTTTGAACTAAGAAGCCCCATCCATCAGCAGAACGCCATTCAAGCCATCCAGCAAATCCTTCCAGACCCAACCAAACCAATCGTAGTAACCATTCAGGAGCGCAACCGCAGCTTAGACCAGAATCGAAAGCTTTGGGCTTGCCTTGGTGACGTTTCTCGTCAGGTTGAATGGCATGGTCGCTGGCTGGATGCAGAAAGCTGGAAGTGTGTGTTTACCGCAGCCTTAAAGCAGCAGGACGTTGTTCCTAACCTTGCCGGGAATGGCTTTGTGGTAATAGGCCAGTCAACCAGCAGGATGCGGGTAGGCGAATTTGCGGAGCTATTAGAGCTTATACAGGCATTCGGTACAGAACGTGGCGTTAAGTGGTCAGACGAAGCGCGACTGGCTCTGGAGTGGAAAGCGCGATGGGGAGACCGGGCAGCATGATGCGATGTTATCGGTGCGGTGAATGCAAAGAAGATAACCGCTTCCGACCAAATCAACCTTACTGGAATCGATGGTGTCTCCGGTGTGAAAGAACACCAACAGGGGTGTTACCACTACCGCAGGAAAAGGAGGACGTGTGGCGAGACAGCGACGAAGTATCACCGACATAATCTGCGAAAACTGCAAATACCTTCCAACGAAACGCTCCAGAAATAAACGCAAGCCAATCCCAAAAGAATCTGACGTAAAAACCTTCAATTACACGGCTCACCTGTGGGATATCCGGTGGCTAAGACATCGTGCGAGGAAAACAAGGTGATTGACCCAAATCGAAGTTACGAACAACAAAGCGTCGAGCGGGCATTAACGTGCGCTAACTGCGGTCAGAAGCTGCATGTGCTGGAAGTTCACGTGTGCTCCGATTGCTGCGCAGAACTGATGAGCGATCCGAATAGCTCAATGTGCGAGGAAGAAGACGATGAATGAGTTAATAAATGGCAATGCCATCAAAATGACAAGCATTGAAATCGCTGAGTTGGTTGGTAAGCGTCATGACAATGTGAAACGTACCATCGAAACGCTGGCTAAAAATGGTGTTATCCGGCTTCCTCAAATTGAGGATTGTGGAAGAATCAATGGGTTAGGATTAAATCAAAGTTTTTGTGTGTATGTATTCGAAGGCGAACAAGGAAAGCGAGACAGTATTGTCGTTGTTGCCCAGTTGTCGCCAGAGTTCACCGCTCGCCTTGTTGACCGCTGGCGAGAGCTTGAAGAAGCTGCGGTTAATATCCCCAAAACGCTACCGGAAGCGTTGCGCCTTGCTGCTGATCTTGCTGAGCAGAAAATGCAACTGGAAAACCAGCTCGCAATTGCCGCACCTAAAGTTGAGTTTGCCGATCGCGTTGGCGAGGCCAGTGGAATTTTGATTGGAAACTTTGCAAAGGTTGTTGGAATTGGTCCAAACAAACTGTTTGCGTGGATGCGCGATCACAAAATCCTTATTGCTTCAGGTTCCCGGCGCAATGTGCCAATGCAGGAATATATGGATCGCGGCTATTTCACAGTGAAAGAAACAGCGTTCAACACAAATCACGGAATACAGATATCGTTCACCACAAAAATCACCGGGCGTGGTCAACAGTGGCTGACCAGAAAGCTGCTCGATAACGGAATGCTGAAAGTAACCGGGGAGGCTGCTTAATGGCTAACCTACGCAAAGAAGCACGCGGCAGAGAATGCCAGGTACGTATTTACGGCGTATGCAATGGCAATCCTGGAACTACAGTTCTGGCACATTACCGGATGGCTGGAATTTGCGGAACGGGAATGAAGCCTGACGACCTGATCGGCGCATGGGCTTGTAGCGCGTGTCACGATGAAATCGACCGACGCACCCATAATCTCGACAACAAAGACGCCAGACTTTACCACCTCGAAGGCGTGATCAGGACGCAGGCGATACTGCTGAAGGAGGGGAAGATTAAGTCATGAACGAATATCAGTTTGTGCTTCCATACCCGCCGTCGGTGAATACCTACTGGCGAAGACGGGGAAGCCAATACTACATCAGCGATAAAGGCCAGAAATACCGAAAAGACGTTCAGCAAATCATCCGCCAACTTAAGTTAGACATTTTCACCAAATCACGACTCCGCATCAAAGTCATCGCAGACGTTCCAGACTCCCGCCGCCGCGACCTCGACAACATCCTGAAAGGTTTACTCGACTCCCTTATCCACGCCGGATTTGCGGAAGACGACGAGCAATTCGATGACATTCGCGTAATTCGTGGTGTGAAAGTACCAGGCGGACGGCTTGGAATAAAAATCACCGAACTGGAGAACGCATGAACGCCACAATTCAAACGATACCAGAGCTTCTTATCCAGACACGAGGCAATCAGACCGAAGTGGCGAGGATGCTTTCCTGCGCAAGAGGAACAGTGCTCAAGTACAACCGAGACAGCAAAGGCGAGCGTCACGTAATAGTTAACGGCGTCCTGATGGTCAAACAGGGCAAGAGGGGAAGACCATGAGACTCGAAAGCGTAGCTAAATTTCATTCGCCAAAAAGCCCGATGATGAGCGACTCACCACGGGCTACGGCTTCTGACTCTCTTTCCGTTACTGATGTGATGGCTGCTATGGGGATGGCACAATCACAGGCCGGATTCGGAATGGCTGCATTCTGTGGTAAGCACGAACTCAGCCAGAACGACAAACAAAAGGCTATCAACTATCTGATGCAATTTGCACACAAGGTATCGGGGAAATACCGTGGTGTGGCAAAGCTCGAAGGAAATACTAAGGCAAAGGTACTGCAAGTGCTCGCAACATTCGCTTATGCGGATTATTGCCGTAGTGCCGCGACGCCGGGCGCAAGATGCAGAGATTGCCACGGTACAGGCCGTGCGGTTGATATAGCCAAAACGGAGCAGTGGGGGAGAGTTGTTGAGAAAGAGTGCGGAAGATGCAAAGGTGTCGGCTATTCAAGAATGCCAGCAAGCGCCGCATATCGCGCTGTAACGATGCTAATCCCAAACCTTACCCAACCCACCTGGTCACGCACTGTTAAGCCGCTGTATGACGCTCTGGTGGTGCAATGCCACAAAGAAGAGTCAATCGCAGACAACATTTTGAATGCGGTCACACGTTAGCAGCATGATTGCCACGGATGGCAACATATTAACGGCATGATATTGACTTTTTGAATAAAGTTGGGTAAATTTGACCCAAGAATGGCAGATTTATATCCGTTCACATTCTTTCAGCTTTTACCCACCTCATCTTTAAGTTCTAAGCGCACTGACATGCGCATCATAAACTCGAGAGCACATAGGAATAGAGCCTGAGAAATATCGCTTTTGGCGACTTCTCTCGTGGTGATATTTCTATGTCAGCAGGCTCTAATATCTATGTGGTTCGCCTATGTTAAAACGTGAAGATGCATTGAGACTTTTTAATTACAATCCAGATACTGGAATTCTTACATGGAAGAATCCACCTCGGTCCTCTAGATTTATCTATGGCGCTGTTGTTGGCTATAAAACAAATGGATATCTGCAGGTAAAACTTTATGGAATGCGGCTATATGTCCATAGAATTGCATGGCTGATGGTTTACAATGATTGGCCAACCGATGTGATTGACCATATTAATGGTGATAGGTCTGATAACCGGATAGCCAATCTTCGTGTTGTTACTAACACTCAAAACTCATGGAACAGCAAGATGAGGAAAAACAATTCATCTGGTGTGAAGGGAGTGACTTTTAATTCTGCTGCAAACAAGTGGGTTGGAAGAATTAGAGTCAATGGTAAAAGGATTCATGTAGGGTGTTTTGACGATATCGAGGAGGCTAGAAAGGCAATGGAAAATGCCAGGATAAAATATCATGGTGAATTCTCCAGTATGGGATAGATGGGTTAATTCGCTCGTTGTGGTAGTGAGATAAAAAGAGGCGGCGCTTACTACCGATTCCGCCTAGTTGGTCACTTCGACGTATCGTCTGGAACTCCAACCATTGCAGGCTGAGAGGTCTGCAAAATGCAATCCCGAAACCGTTGTGCAGGCTCTAACTATTACCTGCGAACTGTTTCGGGATTTTTTCTTTGGGTCAGTCGTATAAAGGTCATTACGGAAGGCTGTTAACCTTCTTATCGTGGTTCGAGTCCACGCTGTCCCGCCAAATATGCTGGTTTAGCTCCAATGGTAGAGCAGTCGCCTTGTAAGCGAATGGGTAGCGGTTCAAGTCCGTTAACCAGCACCATAACTGAGCCGTAGCCACTGACTATCCTGAATTCATCAGTGATAGTTACGCTGCGGCCTTCTACACATGACCTTCGTGAAAGCGGGTGGCATGAGGTTGCGCTAACAACCTCATGCCGTTTTGCCCGTGCATATCGGTCACGAACAAATCTGATTACTAAACACAGTAGCCTGGATTTGTTCTATCAGTAATCGACCTTATTCCTAATTAAATAGAGCAAATCCCCTTATTGGGGGTAAGACATGAAGATGCCAGAAAAACATGACCTGTTAGCCGCCATTCTCGGGGCAAAGGAACAAGGCATCGGGGCAATCCTTGCGTTTGCAATGGCGTACCTTCGCGGCAGATATAATGGCGGTGCGTTTACAAAAACAGTAATCGACGCAACGATGTGCGCCATTATCGCCTGGTTCATTCGTGACCTTCTCGACTTCGCCGGACTAAGTAGCAATCTCGCTTATATAACGAGCGTGTTTATCGGCTACATCGGTACTGACTCGATTGGTTCGCTTATCAAACGCTTCGCTGCTAAAAAAGCCGGAGTAGAAGATGGTGGAAATCAATAATCAACGTAAGGCGTTCCTCGATATGCTGGCGTGGTCGGAGGGAACTGATAACGGACGTCAGAAAACCAGAAATCATGGTTATGACGTCATTGTTGGCGGAGAGCTATTCACTGATTACTCCGATCACCCTCGCAAACTTGTCACGCTAAACCCAAAACTCAAATCAACAGCCGCCGGACGCTACCAGCTTCTTTCCCGTTGGTGGGATGCCTACCGCAAGCAGCTTGGCCTGAAAGACTTCTCTCCGAAAAGCCAGGACGCTGTGGCACTGCAACAGATTAAAGAGCGTGGCGCTTTACCGATGATTGACCGCGGTGATATTCGTCAGGCAATCGACCGTTGCAGCAATATCTGGGCTTCACTGCCGGGCGCTGGTTATGGTCAGTTCGAGCATAAGACTGACAGCCTGATTGCAAAATTCAAAGAAGCAGGCGGAACGGTCAGAGAGATTGAGGTATGAGCAGAGTAACCGCGATTATCTCCGCTCTGGTTATCTGCATCATCGTCTGTCTGTCATGAGCTGTTAATCATTACCGTGATAACGCCATGACCTACAAAGAGCAGCGCGATAAAGCCACATCCATCATCGCTGATATGCAGAAGCGTCAACGTGATGTAGCAGAACTCGACGCCAGATACACAAAGGAGCTTGCTGATGCTAACGCGACTATCGAAAGCCTCCGTGCTGATGTTTCTGCTGGTCGTAAGCGCCTGCAAGTCGCCGCCACCTGTGCAAAGTCAACGACCGGAGCCAGCAGCATGGGCGATGGAGAAAGCCCAAGACTTACAGCAGATGCTGAACTCAATTATTACCGTCTCCGAAGTGGAATCGACAAGATAACCGCGCAGGTTAACTACCTGCAGGAATACATCAGGACGCAATGCCTGAAATAATTTTTTTGCAAATCACAAAGTCCATTTAATGAGCCTCGCGATGCGGGGCTTTTTTATGTCCGCAGTAAACGCGCATCTCACGCGCATATTACATCACCCGAGCCTTTCAGAAAGTTGAGCCTGAGAACTGCCGTATATGGTGGCGACCATCTCGGGGCGGCTTTTCTGTGAGACAGGCTCACTTTCTAAAAGGTAAAGACGCTATGAATCATCAATTGGCTAATCTCGATTTCCGGGACATGGTGGTTGTTTCTGGTGATCGCGTGATCACAACCTCCCGCAAGGTAGCAGCTTACTTCGACAAGCAGCATCACCACATCATTCAGAAAATCGAAAAGCTAGACTGTTCGGATGAATTTCTAACCAGCAACTTTTCGCGGGTTACCTATGAACACAAGGGTAATCAGTATGTTGAATATGAAATTTCCAAAGACGGCGCGATGTACATCATCATGTCGTTTACCGGCAAAAAAGCTGCCGCCATCAAAGAGGCGTTTATCAAAGCATTTAATTGGATGCGTGACAGGCTGATGGAGATGGCTCACTCATACCAAAGAGAGCACAACGAGTTAATGCTGGAGTTCATGAAGGAAAAGGATGTTGCCAGTATGTCAGGACGCTTGCTGAACCGCTGGGGCAGGATCAAAAAACCGCAACTCATAGCAAGAATCGAAAGGCTTGAGCAGCAGGCGCAAATATCGATCCCCGGACTGCCAAAGTGACCATTCCAAAGCCCATCTACGGGTGGGCTTGATAATGAAACCGTGATTTACATCCCCACAATCCGGGTATGTAAAAGATAGTTCAGGCGAGAACGGATTTAACTAAATCTGTGCACCACCAGTTAACGGCAGTACAGCGAAACAACCCAAGCCAGTAAGTGGGGAAATAACACTGGCAGCCACTGAAAGATGAACCTCCTGCCTTATGGCAAAAAAGATTCTTTGTGGTGGCGGACTGATGGAAAGACATCCTAATCAAGCAACCACTCCACAGGGTCATAATTATGAACGACCAGCAAATCGAAAAAGAAATCGTTGAGAAAGGCAAAACCGCTCCGCGAGTTACGCCTCAATATATCGAAAGCATCATTCTTGAAGAGCATTTCTTTACTGCTTATGACGGCATTCGTGCTGCCAATATGGGCGTTGGCGATTCATGGACAGCGCATAAATCTACAGACCTCCTGACTTTCTGCGTACTGGTGCTGAAGAATGGCTTCACCGTCACCGGCGAAAGCGCCTGCGCCAGCCCGGAAAACTTCGACCCGGAGATCGGTCGCAAGATCGCCCGCGAAAATGCGGTGAATAAAATCTGGATGCTGGAAGGTTACTTGCTGAAGCAGAAGTTAAGCGAACAGTAGTTATTACAAAAGCCATTCCCTACAGAGTGGCTTTGATAATGGCTTATACCCTACACGGGATAACTTAACTGATATCCCTTTTAACGGATAAACGGAGCCAACAATGGCAGAGATTATTCCCATGACTGAAGAACAGAAATTCCAGTTAGAGATTTACAAGCTGGTCATGAACCAGAACGCAGCCGCAGAGGAAGCATTTCAGTTCATTGGCACTGACGAACTGAAGCTTGAGCTATTCAAAATTCACTTCCAGTCAGGCGGCGCTAATTCGGATATCACGATCCGCACATTCGAAGCAGTGCGTAAATCGAAGGAAGCGTTAGACCTGTTCACTACCGGAGTGTAAGAGATGACTGAACAAGAAATGCCGAGATACCAGTGCCACAAAAAAGTTCGCGCCCTGAAGATTGGCTCTATAGAACATAAGCCAAACCCAGATCAGTCTGGTAAGACTGGCTCTTCTAGTTATGGGGCAATTATTCATCCGGATGATAAGAAATACGCAGCATTTGATGTTAGCGCGGAATATATCTGTAAGCACCGACCAATGTCTGGAGGCTATTACGTTGTCTATGAGGATGGATATGAATCATATTCTCCTGCTGAGGTATTTGAGTCTGGATATTCAAAATTATAGGAATCCTCTATGACAAGCGTCGTTGATCTTGGTAAGGAGAAGAAATTCCCAATTACTCAAGAGCTATACGAGCGGCTTGAAAGCGTCATCCATGATTACGATGGTGAAATCAGTTTATGCGAGGCGATTGGCACACTCGAATTGCTGAAGCAGTCACTGATTGAAGGCACGAAAGAGTCCTCAGCATGAAATAACAACTAAGTGAGATGAATATGGCAGCACCAAAGGGCAACCGATTTTGGGAGGCCCGCAGTAGTCATGGGCGAAATCCTAAATTCGAATCGCCTGAGGCGCTGTGGGCTGCTTGTTGTGAATACTTCGAGTGGGTGGAAGCTAACCCGCTATGGGAGATGAAGGCGTTCTCGTATCAGGGTGAAGTGATACAAGAGCCTATCGCCAAGATGCGAGCGATGACCATTACCGGCCTCACTCTGTTCATTGATGTGACGCTTGAAACATGGCGCACATATCGCCTGCGAGAAGATTTATCTGAAGTCGTTACGCGAGCAGAGCAGGTCATCTACGACCAGAAATTCTCTGGCGCAGCCGCTGACCTTCTCAACGCTAACATCATCGCCCGTGATTTGGGCCTCAAAGAGCAGTCGCAAGTTGAAGACGTGACACCTGATAAGGGAGATCGCGATAAGCGGCGCTCTCGTATCAAGGAGCTATTCAACCGTGGAACTGGACGCGATTCTTGATAACCTGAGCGACGAAGAGCAAATCGAATTGCTCGAGCTACTCGAAGAAGAAGAGAACTACCGGAACACACACCTGCTATATGAATTTACGCCATACAGCAAACAGCGTGAGTTCATCGACGCCGGGCATGACTATCCAGAGCGCTGTTTTATGGCTGGTAACCAGCTTGGTAAGTCATTTACTGGTGCTGCTGAAGTCGCGTTTCACCTTACCGGGCGTTATCCTGGCACAAAAGGCTATCCTGCTGATGGTAAATATGGCGGAGAGTGGAAAGGTAAGCGTTTCTATGAGCCTGTTGTCTTCTGGATTGGCGGCGAGACAAACGAGACTGTAACCAAAACGACTCAACGTATCCTGTGCGGTCGTATCGAAGAGAATGATGAGCCTGGCTACGGTTCCATACCGAAAGAAGACATCATTAGCTGGAAGAAGTCTCCTTTCTTTCCGAACCTTGTTGATCATCTTCTGGTTAAGCATCACACGGCTGATGGCGTTGAAGATGGCATTTCAATCTGCTACTTCAAACCATACTCGCAAGGCCGTGCTCGCTGGCAGGGTGACACAATCCACGGCGTGTGGTTTGACGAAGAGCCGCCATACAGCATTTATGGTGAAGGCCTTACCCGTACCAACAAATACGGGCAATTCTCAATTCTGACGTTTACCCCGCTGATGGGGATGTCTGACGTTGTTACCAAGTTCCTGAAGAATCCCAGCAAGTCTCAGAAAGTGGTCAACATGACCATCTATGACGCTGAGCACTACACCGACGAGCAGAAAGAGCAAATCATCGCATCCTATCCTGAGCATGAGAGAGAGGCGCGTGCTCGCGGTATTCCTACGATGGGTAGTGGTCGAATCTTCCAGATACCGGAAGAGACGATTAAGTGTCAGCCGTTTGAGTGCCCTGATCACTTCTACGTAATTGGCGGGATGGATTTCGGATGGGATCACCCGCAGGCGCAGGTTCAGCTTTGGTGGGATAAGGACGCAGACACAATCTACGTTTCACGCGCGTGGAAGGCGAAAGAAAAAACAGCCGTTCAGGCGTGGGGAGCTGTTAAATCATGGGCGCATAAAGTGCCAACAGCATGGCCTCATGACGGAAACCAGCACGAGAAGGGCGGCGGTGAGCAGCTCAAAGGGCAGTATGCAGATGCTGGTTTTATGATGTTGCAGGAGCATGCGACATGGCCTGATGGTGGTAACGCGGTGGAGCCTGGCATCACTGAATTGCGAGACATGATGCTCGATGGTCGCTTCAAAGTATTCAACACCTGTGAGCCATTCTTTGAGGAGTTCCGCCTCTATCACCGTGATGAAAACGGGAAGATCGTCAAGCTTAACGACGACGTTCTCTCAGCCGTTCGCTATGCATACATGATGCGCCGCTTCGCCAAAATGATGCGCGACATCAAAAAACCAAAAGAGAAAAAGATACCAGCCCCAATCAGGCCCATCGCACGGTCAACAAGATAGATACTGTTGTTACGGCTTGAGAAATTCAGAGGCAGCGGAATTCAGAGCGTTAATAAATGCTACCTTATGCTTGTATGCATCTAATGCTGTAGCGAATCCGCTTTTTGTGTATTTCTTGCCTTCAACCACAAATTGCCACATGTAGTTATTTGTGTCCTTGCGATAGGAAACTCCTTTGTATCCAGTTGAATTGTCGCAATCCATGCCACGGTTTAGTCCGTTCAACTGCTTATTGGTATCTCTAAGATTACAGATGCGGTTATCAGCACGGTTTCCGTTTATGTGATCTACTGCTTCGGGCCAGTAACCATAGTAGTGCGCAAAACAAATTCTGTGCACGTAGTACAGTTTTTTACCAAGCCTTACATCAAGGTATCCGTTTCCATGCTGGCACCCAACGGGCTTGCCGTTAAGGTCTGTCCTCCTTGTGCGATTAGCCGCGTACAAAATTCCGGTTTCAGCATCGTATGTGAAATTTTTCCTTATATCTTCTATAGATGGATGGCTCACAATAGAATCTCCTGTTGAAGTTGTCCCATTGATTTTATCACGGTAAAGTTATGACTGACAACGCAGAGCGATTAAATAAGATACTGCAAGCATTCGATGTTGATTGGATGTCTTCCGACGAGGCGAGAACAGAAGCCTCTAACGATTTATACTTCAGTCGCATAAGCCAATGGGATGACTGGCTATCAAACTACACCACCCTGCAATATCGCGGACAATTCGATGTTGTTCGCCCGGTGGTCAGGAAGCTGGTCGCAGAGATGCGCCGGAACCCTATCGACGTTCTCTTCCGACCCAAAGACGGCGCTAATCCTGATGCAGCCGATGTGTTGATGGGGATGTATCGTACTGATATGCGGCATAACACGGCAAAAATTGCCGTTAACGTTGGCGTTCGTGAGCAGATAGAGTCCGGCGTTGGTGCATGGCGTCTGGTCACGCAGTACGAAGACAACGATCCAACAAGCAACAATCAGGTAATTCGACGCCTGCCAATTCATGAAGCCTGCTCACACGTCATATGGGACGCCAACAGCAAGCAGATGGATAAGAGCGACGCTAAGCACTGCACGGTGATTAACGCCTTGTCGCGCAATGGCTGGAAAGAGTTCGCAGAGGATTACGGTATTGATCCGGACACCTTGCCATCTTTCCAGAATCCGAACGATACATGGCTGTTTCCGTGGGTATCGAATGATGTCGTCTACGTCGCTGAGTATTACGAGGTCGAAGAGAAGAAAGAGAAAGTCTTCATCTACCGCGACCCGCTGACAGGTGAGCCGGTCAGCTATTACCAGCAGGATATCAAAGACGTCATCGACGACCTGGCTAATCGTGGATTCATTAAGGTAGCAGAGCGTAAGGTCAAGCGTCGGCGTGTGTATAAGTCGATCATCACCTGCACGCAGATACTGAAAGACCGCGAGAAGATAGCTGGAGAGCATATCCCAATCGTTCCTGTGTACGGCGAATGGTCATTCGCTGGTGACAAGGAGTGCTACGAGGGCGTGGTAAGGCTGACGAAAGACGGTCAACGCCTTCGTAACATGATCATGTCGTTCAACGCCGATATTGTTGCTCGTTCACCGAAGAAGAAACCTACCTTCTTCCCTGAGCAAATCGAAGGCTACGAATACATGTACGGTGGAAATGATGACTATCCGTACTATCTGCAGAACAGGACCGATGAAAACGGTAACGACCTGCCGATTGGTCCAATCTCCTACATGGAAAACCCTGAAGTGCCGCAAGCCAACGCTTATATGCTTGAGGCTGCCACCAACGCAGTGAAAGAGGTGGCTAGTCTTGGTGTGGATGCGCAGGCAGCAAACTCTCAGGTCGCTTTCGATACCGTCAATCAACTGAACATGCGGGCAGACCTTGAGACATACGTGTTTCAGGATAACCTGGCTACCGCAATGCGACGTGATGGCGAGATTTATGCCTCAATGGTCAACGATATTTATGACGTTCCTCGTCATGTAACGCTGACACTTGAAGATGGAAGCGAGAAAGACGTTCAACTCTATGCGCAAGTTGTCGATTACCAGTCCGGCAATGTGGTCACACTCAACGACATTCGCGGTCGCTATGAGTGCTATACAGACGTCGGACCATCCTTCCAGAGTATGAAGGAACAGAACCGCGCAGAGATTCAGGAGTTGCTAACCAAGGTTCCGCAAGGTACTCCAGAGTTCCAGATGCTGATGCTGCAATACTTCACGTTGCTTGACGGTAAAGGCGTCGAGATGATGCGAGAGTACGCGAACAAGCAACTGGTGATGATGGGGCTGAAGAAACCAGAAACACCTGAAGAGATGGAGATGGTGCAGCAGGCACAACAACAGCCGCAGCAGCCATCAGCAGAGCAAATTCAGGCGCAGGGTATCCTTCTGCAAGGTCAGGCTGAATTGCTCAAGGCAGAGAACCAACAGGCGCAGATTCAGGTTGAAGCCGCCAAGGTTGAAGCCCAAAACCAACTCAACGCCGCGAAGATTGCGGAAATCTTCAACAATATGGACCTCGACAAGCAGGCAGAACTGCGTGAGTACCTCAAGCTCGTAGGTCAATTCCAGCAACAGCGCAGCAAAGATGCTCGTGCTAACGCTGAGCTGCTTCTTAAAGATGCAGACCAGACTCATTCACAACGCATGGATTTCGCGAATCTTATGCGTCAAGTTCAAATCCCCTCCGGCGGAGTAGCCGAGACACCTCAATAAGAGAGAGTTAATCATGGAACAAACCACCGACATTCAGGCTTCTGAAGAATTAACCCTGCCCGGCAATCATGCAGCGGCATCTACTGATGGCTTAGTTGTCGATAATGCCAACGACAACGCAGGTCAGGAAGAAGGCTTCGAGATTGTCCTGAAAGACGATGAGAAACCAAAACAAGACCCGGCAACTAATGCTGAATTTGCCCGTCGCCGCATCGAACGCAAACGCCAGCGTGAGCTTGAGCAGCAGATGGAAGCGGTTAAGCGTGGAGAGTTGCCGGAGCACCTGCGGGTGAACCCTGAGTTACCAAAACAACCAGACCCTAACGATTATCTTTCCGAAGATGCACTGGCTAAGTACGACTATGACCAGAGCCGCGCACTGGCTGCCTTCCAGCAGGCAAACAGTGAATGGCAGATCAAGGCTATGGACGCACGAAGCCAGGCTGTCGCCGAGCAGGGTCGCAAAACTCAGGAGTTCACCCAGCAATCAGCGCAATACGTCGAGGCAGCCCGTAAGCACTACGACGCAGCGGAAAAGCTCAATATCCCTGACTATCAGGAGAAAGAGGACGCATTCATGCAACTGGTGCCGCCAGCAGTCGGCGCCGACATCATGCGCCTCTTCCCGGAGAAATCCGCTGCACTCATGTATCACCTTGGTGCTAATCCTGAGAAAACACGCCAGTTGCTGGCGATGGACGGGCAATCCGCGCTGATTGAACTCACTCGACTGTCAGAACGTTTAACTCTCAAGCCTCGAGCCAAACCTGTTTCAGAAGCCCCGTTACCTGATGAACCCATTCAGGGACACGCTGTTGCTGCAAATATCTCTGCGATTGAAAAGCAGATGGAAGCGGCAGCAAACAAAGGGGATGTAGAGACGTACCGTAAGCTCAAGGCGCAACTGAATAAAGGAATTCGATAATGGCATTAAATGAAGGTCAACTGGTCACGTATGCTCTGGATGAAATCATCGAAACCGTCCAGAACCTGACGCCAATGGCGTCCAAAGTGACAAAATACACCCCTCCGGCAGAATCCATGCAACGTTCAAGCAACACCGTGTGGATGCCTGTTGAGCAGGAAGCGCCAACTCAGACTGGCTGGGATTTAACTGGCAACGCAACCGGGATTCTGGAACTCTCCGTAAAATGCAACATGGGCGATCCGGATAACGATTTCTTCGAGCTTCGTGCAGATGACCTGCGTGATGAGCGTTCTTACCGTCGCCGCATCCAGGCATCCGCCAAAAAACTGGCGAATAACATTGAGTCAGCAATTGCCAAACAGGCAACCGAAATGGGCTCACTTGTTGTTCACGATACCCGCGCAATTGGTCCATCTACTGGCCTGTCTGGCTGGGATTTTGTGTCTGATGCAGAGCGCCTGATGTTCTCCCGTGAGCTAAACCGCGATATGGGCATCAGTTACTTCCTGAACCCTGACGATTACCGCAAAGCAGGCCGCAACCTGGTAGATGGTGACATCTTTGGGCGCGTTCCTGAAGACGCGTATCGCAACGGTACTATTCAGCGTCAGATTGCTGGCTTTGATGAAATTCTTCGCTCACCGAAACTTCCGGCAGTTACCAAGTCAACCGCTACTGGTGTAACTGTTTTTGGTGCGCAGAAGTTTAAGCCGCAGGCATACACCCTTGATACCGATGGTAACAAAGAGAACGTCGATAACCGTGTTGCAACGGTGACCGTATCCTCCACCACCGGATTTAAGCGCGGCGACAAAATCAGCTTCACTGGTGTGAAATTCCTGTCTCAGATGGCGAAGAACGTGCTGACTGATGATGCGACTTTCTCAATCACCCGTGTGATCGATGGTACTCACATCGAAATCACGCCGAAGCCGATTGCGCTGGATGACGCGTCACTGACAAAAGAAGAGAAGGCTTACGCTAACGTAAACACCTCTCTTGCTGATAACACTCCGGTAAACGTTCTGAACGTGGCAACAACCACCGCTAACGTGTTCTGGGCTGATGACTCAATCCGCCTGCTGTCTCAGCCGATCCCGGTAACCCATGAACTGTTTGCTGGTATGAAAACGTCTTCCTTCAGCATTCCTGGTATTGGTGTTAACGGCATCTTCGCAACGCAGGGTGATATCAACACTCTGTCTGGTAAGTGCCGTATTGCTGTGTGGTATTCAGCATGTGCTGTACGACCAGAGGCAATTGGTGTTGGTCTGCCTAACCAGACCGCGTGATAACCAGAGGGAGCTTAGGCTCCCTTTTCTATTGGAGATACCAATGAGCGTAATGATTTTTCAGGCTGGCGGAGATACCAAAATATGGGGACGCAAGCTGAAAACGAAAACCGTTGATCCTGATGATGTAGCTGTGCACTTAGCAAATGGCTGGTATAAGCACCCTGACGATGTTCCTGATGATCATCTTGTTGGTGATCAAATTGGGAGTGTTGGCGGAGGTGAAACTTCCCCAGTTGATATGGGCGAAGTGTCCGACGGTTATCACACTTTTAACGAGCTTTACGCTCACCGAGTGCGCCTCTTCTCATCGCTGATGCATGCTTACGCTGAGCTTTCGTGGTGGTCTCGCAAACACAGTGACGGTGAAGAGTGGGATGGCTGGATTATTGCTGGTATCACCACTCCAGAAGGCGAAATCACTTATCACCTACCTGTTGAAGAAATCGAGTTCCTTCCTGAAGGTACTGAGCTTGAGTTCGGGAAAGAGTGGGATGGTCATGAAGCAAATGATGTTCTTGGACGACTCCTGAGTTTGCGTCCGGCCATTGCAGAGCCACAGCCAGAAGAAAAACAGCGTAAAAAGCCTGGTCGAAAACCTAAGGCGGCAGCAGATGAACCTGACAACGAAGGGTGATTTAGTTCTTGCGGCATTACGTAAGCTCGGTGTGGCATCAAATGCCACGTTAACCGATGTCGAACCGCAGTCTATGGAAGACGGCGTCAACGACCTTGAAATGATGATGGCTGAATGGCTTGGCGGTGATGCGTCACCTGGTATCAACGTTGGCTACATTTTTGCTGATGCAGATGTTGCTCCGGATCCGGGCGATGAGCACGGTTTATCAAATAACGCTATCAATGCTGTCATTTTCAACCTTGCCTGCCGCATTGCTCCGGATTATGCGCTGGAAGCACCTGCAAAACTTATAACTACTGCCAGATACGGGAAAGAGCGACTCGTCAAACTGTCTGCAATGGACAGAGCAAAAGCCGCCAAATGTAAGTCCGGTTATCCAAACCGTATGCCTGTTGGTAGCGGTAATCAGTTGGCGAAGTGGAACGGTTGGAATTACTTCCACCGGAAGGAACCTTGCGATAACGGGAGCGAATAAATGCCGATTCAGCAACTTCCGCTTATGAAAGGTGTCGGCAAAGACTTTCGAAACGCCGACTATATCGACTATCTGCCAGTGAATATGTTGGCAACCCCCAAAGAAATCCTGAACAGCAGCGGATATCTTCGCTCATTCCCGGGCATTGCCAAACGCTCTGATGTGAACGGTGTATCGCGCGGCGTCGAGTACAACATGGCGCAGAATGCTGTCTATCGTGTGTGTGGCGGCAAGCTGTACAAAGGCGAAAGTGAAGTCGGTGATGTTGCCGGAAGTGGTCGTGTATCAATGGCTCATGGTCGGACATCACAGGCGGTGGGCGTTAATGGTCAACTGGTAGAGTATCGTTATGATGGCACGGTTAAAACCGTCTCAAACTGGCCTACAGACAGCGGATTCACTCAGTATGAGTTAGGTTCTGTTCGTGACATTACGCGCTTACGCGGGCGTTATGCGTGGTCAAAAGACGGCACTGATTCATGGTTTATCACTGACCTTGAAGACGAATCGCATCCTGACCGCTACAGTGCACAATATCGTGCCGAGTCTCAGCCGGACGGCATCATCGGCATCGGAACATGGCGAGACTTCATCGTCTGCTTTGGTTCATCGACGATTGAATATTTCTCCCTGACTGGCGCAACCACCGTTGGTGCCGCTTTGTATGTTGCACAACCATCGCTGATGGTGCAGAAAGGCATTGCCGGGACTTACTGCAAAACGCCGTTTGCTGATTCCTATGCGTTCATCAGCAACCCGGCAACGGGTGCGCCGTCTGTGTACATCATCGGCTCCGGTCAGGTGTCACCAATCGCCAGCGCGAGCATTGAGAAAATCCTCCGCTCCTACACTGCTGATGAACTGGCTGATGGCGTGATGGAATCGTTGCGATTTGATGCGCATGAGTTGCTGATTATCCACCTTCCGCGCCATGTTCTCGTGTACGACGCATCTTCAAGCGCCAATGGTCCGCAATGGTGTGTGTTGAAAACTGGCTTGTATGACGATGTGTACCGCGCTATCGACTTCATTTACGAAGGAAATCAGATAACGTGCGGCGATAAGCTGGAGTCCGTGACCGGGAAATTGCAATTCGACATCAGCAGTCAGTACGACAAGCAACAGGAACATATTTTATATTCTCCTTTAATAAAGGCAGATAACGCTTTAATAAATGACCTTGAATTAGAAACATCGGGCGGCGTGTGTGATAGAATAGATAAAATATTTATATCAGCCACTACAGATGGAATTAGTTACGGTCGTGAGCAAATGGTCGTATTACAAAAACCATTTGTATATGACAATCGCGTTTTATGGCGAAAAGTTGGTCGAGTTAGACGCCTCATTGGATTTAAATTCAGAGTTATTGCAAAAGGTCCTGTTACATTATCAGGCCTTTCTATTCGTGTAACATAAATCGAAACTAAAGGAGTAGATATGTTGAGTGAAAACGCAAAAGATATTCCTGGATATGAAGGTTTATATGCCGTAACAGAGGATGGGCGAGTATATTCTCACTCACGTGTTGTTAAAGCTGCGCATGGCAGCACGCAACTCAGAAAGGGGCGGTGGCTAAAACAACACGAGAATAATAAAGGTTATCTATATTTGCCACTTAGTGTTGATGGAGTTAAAGTAAAATGGCTTGTGCATAGGCTTGTCGCTCTTGCTTTCGTCCCCAATCCAGAAGGCAAGCCGTTCATAAATCACATAGATAACAACCGAAAAAATAATAATGCTTCTAATTTAGAGTGGTGTACTCAAAAGGAGAATATGAAGCATTGCTCATCTCAAGGCAGGGTGAAGTTTCCGGCTTTAAAAGGAGAAAATAATCCAATTTCAAAGCTATCATATGAGCAAGTAATAGAAATAAAGAAATCAAAGGGAGTTAATCAAAGAGAGCTTGCTAAAAAATACTGTGTCAGTCAGACGGTGATTCACAATATCCAGTCTGGTAAATCGTGGAGGCATGTTAATGGCTGATTCGAATCTCAATGTGCCGGTAATCATCCAGGCTACACGACTCGATACATCAATCCTTCCACGCAATATATTCAGCCAGTCTTACCTGCTGTATGTCATTAATCAGGGGGCTGATGTCGGCGCAATTGCCGGGAAGGCAAATCAGGCTGGTCAGGGCGCTTACGATGCCCAGGTAAAAAACGATGAACAGGATGTCGAACTGGCTGATCACGACGCAAGAATCACCGCAAACACAAAAGCGATAAATCTCCTTGAGGTCAGGTTAACAACTGCCGAAGGGAAGATAGTCGTACTGCGTAGCGATGTTGATTACTTGCTGGATGAGGTTATCGATATTCAGGCGCATCTGGTCACTGTTGACCAAAGGCTGGATGACGTAGAAAGCGATGTATCTGACATTAAGAGTGATTACGTATCGAAAACCGTAACCGAATCGCAGTCTCTTGCGTCACCGCTGGATGTAAAAACATCATATTCAGTTGATGGAATTCAGGTTGTTGGAGCAAGAAATACCGGATGGACTGCAGCCACAGGTACGCCACTTCTTGGCTCATTCAACGCTAACCAGTCATACACTGTCGGCACTACGTACACGCAATCCGAAGTCGCAGCTCTCGCTACAGGTTTGCAGCAGGCGCGGCAGCGTATTCTGGCGCTTGAAACGGCACTTAGATTACATGGGCTGATTGACTGATGATTACATTCAAACCAACGCGAAACATCGACCTGATCGAAGCAGTAGGAAATCACCCTGACATCATCGCCGGGAGCAACAACGGTGATGGATACGACTACAAACCTGATTGCCGTTACTTTGAGGTGAACGTGCACGGTCAGTTTGGCGGCATTGTTTACTATCAGGAGATTCAGCCGCTGACATTCGATTGCCACGCCATGTACCTGCCAGAGGTTCGTGGATTCAGCAAGGAAATCGGGCTGGCGTTCTGGCGATACATTCTGACTAACACCACCGTTCAGTGCGTCACATCGTTCGCTGCACGCAAATTCCGCCACGGTCAGATGTATTGCGCAATGATTGGCCTTAATCGTGTAGGAACCATCAAGAAATACTTCAAAGGCGTGGATGACGTGACGTTTTACAGCGCCACACGCGAAGAACTAATCGACTTCCTGAATCACGGGAGATAGCCATGTTATATGCATTTAAGCTGGGCAGAAAACTGCGCGGCGAGGAACCTTATTGCCCTGAAAAAGGCGGGAAAGGTGGCTCCGATAAAAGCGCAAAGTATGCAGCAGAAGCCCAGAAGTATGCCGCAGACCTGCAAAATCAGCAGTTCAACACCATCATGAACAACCTGAAGCCGTTTACTCCTCTGGCTGGGAAGTATGTCGGCAGCCTTGAGAACTTATCGTCTCTGGAGGGGCAAGGTCAGGCACTTAACCAGTATTACAACTCTCAGCAGTACAAAGACCTTGCAAGTCAGGCTCGTTATCAGAGTCTGGCGGCAGCGGAAGCAACAGGTGGATTGGGTTCCACCGCAACCAGTAATCAGTTAGCAACAATCGCACCAACTCTTGGCCAGCAATGGCTATCTGGACAAATGAACAACTACCAGAATCTGGCAAATATTGGTCTTGGCGCTCTTCAGGGACAGGCAAACGCCGGGCAAACATATGCCAACAACATGAGCCAGATTTCACAGCAAAGCGCGGCACTGGCGGCGGCAAACGCTAATAGACCTTCCGGCCTTCAATCTGCAATAGGCGGGGCTGCCTCTGGAGCAATTGCTGGAGCACAGCTTGGCAGCATTGTACCTGGTATTGGTACTGGTATTGGTGCCGCTGTTGGCGGCGGTCTTGGTCTGCTTGGTTCACTGTTTTAAGGGGTAATCAATGGCTACGTGGCAACAGGGTATTAATTCTGGTGGTTTTCTGGCTGGCATCGGTACGCAAAACGAGAATGCACCAAAGGCAAGCGACATTAACGCAACGCTTGGTCTGATCCGCGAAAACAATGAGTTGGCTCGCTCAGGTGCAAATAACGTTGGTCTGACCGCGTTACGTGGTCTGGCTGGAGTTGCTGATATTTACAATCAGGAACAGCAACAGAAAGCGATTAATGCGTTCAATAAGGTTCACGCTGATGCATGGGCTTCTGGTGATCCATCGGGACTATTTAAGTTTGCCCAGGAAAATCCAGCGTTTGTTGCACAGGCACAACAGGCGTTTTCCGGTCTTAATGATCAGCAACGTAACGATATGGGCGATTTAGCCATGAGGGCTAACGTCGCTCTTTCTCAGGGACCGGAAGCCTACAGTAAATTCATTACTGACAACAAGGACAGGTTAAATCGCGTGGGTGCGAATGCTGACTGGATGATTCAGACAGGTATCCAGAATCCAGAGCAGCTATCACACATGCTGACTACTATGTCTCTCGGTGCACTTGGGCCAGAAAAGGCGTTTGCTGTTCAGGACAAGATAGCTGGTCGTGAGATTGACCGAGGCAGACTGGCAGAGACAATCCGCAGCAATCAGGCTGGCGAGGCGCTAACAGCGCGTGGTCAGAATATCACGATGCGCGGTCAGGATTTATCGATGCAGAGAGCATCAATGAAAGGGGCGGTTGGGAATAATGAGCGTACAGTTCAGTTAGCAGATGGCAGAACTGTAACGGTAGGCGGGAAGCTTCACGGCGCTGGGGCTAATGCGTTCTACGAAGGTATCGACAACGAGGGGAATATGGTTCGCGTTCCTGCTGGCTCTATTGCCGCTCCGGCTACATCGGCAGCAAGCGCGCAGAATTACGCAATGAAGAAAGATCTTGATGCAATTTCTGGTGCATCAATTGACGATCTTGGCTTCATGACTGGCATTACAGGCTCTTCAGGTTCTCCTGCTCTTGGTGCAGATATTCGTAGCCGTGCATCTGGTGGTGATCAGAGGAAACTATACAACGCTGCACAGCGAATCCAAGGAAAGATGCAGAATCAGGGCATTGCAGCAGCCAGAGACATGGGGGCATCCGGTATCAACACCGTTGCAGAAGCAAAGATGTATTTTCAAGGTATGCCACAGGTTGATTTCTCAAGCCCTGAAGCACTGCAACAATCAATGCGCGACATTCAGCAATATACCGACAATTACAACCAGCAATATAACGTTAATGTCGGTAATGGAGGGAAGAAATCATCAATGCAACAGCCGCCTACTCAGCAATCAGCAGGAGGTAGCTACACGTCAAAATCAGGCATTCAATTTACGGTGGAATGATGAAAGTAACTGCAAACGGTAAGACATTTACCTTCCCTGATGGTACGAGCACGGAAGATATTGGCACCGCCATTGATGAGTATTTTGCTGGTCAGGCTGTTCAGCAACAAACAGTTAATCAGGCCAATAATGAACCAGCACGTGAAGAACCATCATTGATGCAACAAGCTGGCGATTGGCTCACAGGTGGTCAAAGTGCAGGGCAAATTGCAGAGCAGGCTGGTCGTGGTCTGGTAAACATACCATTTGACGTATTGCAGGGTGGCGCAAGTCTGATTAATGCAATCAGCCAGGGGCTTGGTGGCCCCAAGGTTTTGGACGATGTCTATCGTCCAGTAGATCGACCAACAGACCCTTATGCGCAAGCTGGAGAAACAATTGGCGGGTATTTAGTTCCAGGAGTTGGAACGGCAGGAAGCATGGCTATTGGATCACTGGCAGAGGCCGCAAATCAGAAAGGCGATTTCGCACAAAATGCAGCTAAAAATGCCGGAGTTAACCTTGCCGCTCAGGGGGTTCTTTCCGCAGCAGCAAAGGGAATAGGGCGTGGAATTACTGCTGTTCGTGGCGAAATATCACCAGCAGATCAGCAATTGCTCAAGCGTGCCGCTGCGGCAGATGTACCAGTTATGACATCGGATGTAGTTCCTCCAAAAACAAAACTTGGCAATCAACTGCAGGGTTACTCAGAAGGAGTCATAGCTGGGACTGGACCAATGAGAGCCGCACAGCAGGATGCTAGAACCAAGCTTGTTAATCGCTTCACCGAAAAATACGGCGACTACGATCCATCTGTAGTCGTTGATAGTCTAAAGTCAGGCGTTGCAAGGGAAAAATCGTTAGCCAAGTCAAAACTAAACAACCTGTCAGGAAGAATGGTTGGAAAGCCAGTTGATACAAGTGGCGCCATAAGAGCTATCGACGGAGCAGTAAACGAACTTGGGAAACTTAAAGGTGTTTCTGACACCCAGACCATTTCTGCGCTTAATGATTATAAGAATGCCATTCAGGAGATAACAAATGGAGATGATGCCTTTGAGTTACTTGATAAGCTGAGAACTCAGTTCCGCATTGACGTAAAAGGCGATCGTACAGTTCTGCCATCAATGTCGCAAACAATGGTCGACAGGGTCTACAACTCGCTAACCAATAGCCTTAGTAAATCTATAGCGAAAGGACTTAGCCCAAAAGATGCTTCAGCATGGAGAGCGGGAAAAGCTGATTATGCAAAAATGGCAACACATGCAACTCAAACGCGCCTTAAAAACGTTCTAAACAAAGGAGATTTAACTCCCGAGGCTGTAAATACCATTGTGTATGGACAATATGGGTCAGATATAGCTCGATTGTACGGGAAACTCGATCAAAAAGGTAAAGACATGCTAAGGGCGGCATATATCAGCAAAATAGCTGACAAGGTAGGTGACAGCCCTCAGAAAATGATGACCGAGCTTGGCAAGCTGCAAAAACAAGCAAATGGTCAGGTGTTTAAAACTGTATTTGGTGGGAAGAACGGAAAAGAGATAGAGGGGATGTTATCTATTCTCGATGCTACCAAAAGAGCATCTGAGGCTAATGTTGTGACGAAGACTGGCATGACACTCGCGCCTTTGGTAAGGGTTATTGGTAACCTAAAAACCGGAGGCGCGCTATTGGCAGGGGAAACAGGGATTGGCCTTATGTCGAGGGTTTATGAAAGCCCTATGGCTAGGAATGCGCTCTTACGTCTGGCAAACACTAAAGCTGGAACGCCAGCTTATGAAAGAGCGTTAAGCAAAGCTGCAAATGCAATCAGACCGCTGCTTGCCACTGAGGCAACACAGCAGTGACTAAATGCCATGGATGGTTATTTCCCTAGCACATGAAACAATGTTTGCTTTAATTCCACCCATACAATTATGACCACTATAGACAGACAAAAGAAACTGAATGCATTGGCATCACGATCGAAACCTTCTCCGGCACTAAATCCGTAAAAGGTCATAAAAAATATAAAAATTGCGCACTTTGCAACGTTTACAAATTTTTTCTTCACACCAACCTCCTTAGTTTTGCGCAGGATACCAGATGATAATGTGTCGCTTCCTAAAGGATATCAAAGCAACGGGATTTCAAGGTAAACTGCGGTTGCCAAAATACTAACATCTTCATTTCTAACAAGAATATTAGGATACATTGGGTTTAGGGATACTAGGTTTGTCTCTATTTCACCAATGTAAACCTGCTTGAAGCTCAATATTTGCTCTTTATCCAATGATGCTATTACATAATCTTTGCTTTTAGCTTTTACTAGAGGACTGAACGTGACAACCGATCCTCTGGGAAAACTAATACCTGAACTTGTAGTCATAGCTTCACCTTCAATAGTCAATGCAAATGCAGAGTCACCAACATTGTATATTGCCGGATGAAATCTAGACGATGAATGTTCACCTGTGTTTAGGTAATGCATAACTTCATCTAGTTTGAGGATTGGTATTTGCTTTACCAGAACGTCAGGCATGACGTTTTTTGTTCCCGGACCCTGACCTTCACCTAGAGCTAACCACTCAGCCGTAGTACCTAATGCGTTGGCTAATGCCTGCAATACCCGAAGCCGTGGTTTAGCCTCACCACCCTCGTATGCAGCTATTTGACGTTGAACAACACCAGCTAATTTTGACAACTGCGCCTGCGTCATACCCCTGGACTGTCTTGCCAGAGATACTCTTGATGGGAATTGATCGTCAAAATTCATTAGTTCACCATAAAAAATTCATTGACTCATACTGAGTGTGAGTGAATAATCAAACTACAAAAAGTGAGATTATGAGTTTTTTAAAAACAGGAGTGCATAATGACTGAAAAGATATCTTCCATCAAGCCGCGTCAGGTTCGTTTTACAGAAAAGGTTGATTCACATATCCGCGAATCAGCAAAAAGATGCCATAGGTCAATTCAGGCAGAGATAGCTTATCGAATGGAGTTATTGATGAAACTTGAGGCAAAGGGCGATGTTGTCATCCAATAAAAATAGTGAAGCCCGGCAGTGCGCGAACACAAACCGGGCCTCTATGTCAGTAACCGTATGCAAGGAAACTAACATGAATATTGTAGCAAAATCAGAATACAACTTCCACGGAGTTGAGTTGGTGCCCACCCGTGATATGCATGGTGTTTGGTTTACATCATCTAATATTGCATCTGCACTTAAATACGCAAATAGTCGTGCAGTAACAATGATTTATAACAAGTATAGCGATGAGTTTAGCGCTGGAATGACTCAGGTACTCGAAGTGAGTACCTCAGGAAATTATCGCAAAAAAGTGCGAGTTTTCTCACTACGCGGTGCCCACCTAATCGCGATGTTTGCTCGCACTCCGGTAGCCAAAGAGTTCCGCCGCTGGGTGCTGGATATTTTGGATCGGCAGGCAGAATGCTCACCGATTGCAAAACAGTTTACTGACGAAGAACTGGTTAATCTCTGCTACTTACAATTGTGGATGGAGAAGAGTCAACAAATGTGCAAACACATCTACCCAGGAATGAAGCAAATTGGCTCTGAGCTTTCAGGAAGAATTTACGATATTGCATATGAGACTCGCTATATGTCAGAAGAAACCAAGAAATCACTTCTTCGTGAAATGAAGAATCTTGATACCAACAATTTTGTCGTAAAGAACGCTCAGCCAATGCTGACAAAACTGCGCGGCGAGGAATGGATTCATTGATTGGTGCGCCGGACGGCGCAAAAAGAAAACCGCCAGTGTGCTGCTGGCGGCCTATGTCACACCCTTACTACCACATAAGGAATGCCTAATGACTTTGAAGAATGTAGCAAACATCGGATCCGTTGTCACGGATAAAACCATTGACAGCCAAAGTCTTCTGATGATGGTTAATGAAGCTCGCAAGTTATGTGGAGAGCCATCAGTACGTAACAACAAATTCATCGAGAAAATTGAGGATGAATTGGAGGGCGAGACCTACACAAAAAGTGTAGGTCGGAAAAACGGGGCTGACATTGATGTTATCTCCATGACTATCAAGCAGGCGCTTCGTGTTGCTGCTCGCGAATCTAAAGCAGTTCGCCGAACACTTGTAGACAAACTTGAAAGTATGCAGGAAGCACACATTAAAAGCGGTAAATCAGCGAGTGGACTTGTTGAGTATCGTCAAGCGCGAACACTGAAAATGACGGTTGAAGCTGTTACCAATCTGTTCGATCTGATGCCAAATCTTGCGCCGGAGGCAAAGCAGACAGCGGCAGCAAGTATAATCAACCCGCTTGTTGGTTTTAATGCAATACCTCTTCCGGCAATAGAAGAGCATTACTACTCAGCAGGGGAGGTTGCAGAGCAGCTTGGAGTAACGGCCAACAAGATTGGTCGCATTGCTAACGCAAACAACCTCAAAACTGAGCAGTACGGGAAGTTCTTCCTGGATAAATCGGCGCATTCCAGCAAACAGGTAGAGGCGTTCCGCTACAATTCTGAAGGCGTTAAAGCACTACAACACCTGCTACATGGCTCAAATGTGGCGTAACATTTTATAATGAAAACTAAACCCGCTTAATCGCGGGTTTTTTCTTTCCTTAGAATTTCAGCCGCAACTTCTTTTACTCGTTCCGAGATTAATGAGGCCAGTCTCTCTTCTTCATCACGATACCCGCTTACAGGTGATGGTTTGGAGAGAGATTCTTCCATCGTAGCCACAATTTCGGAATTGATAGACCTGTTATTCATTTTTGCACGCTGCTTAATCTTAGCGTGCAACTCGTGCGTAAGCCTCAAGTGGAACTGCGCCTCATCGTATTTGCTGTACATCATCAATGCCTCACCAAATGGGTGGAATGGCATCGTAAAACCTACTGTACAAATCAACAATCGTACCGTTTCGGTATGTAACAAACACTATCCGTAGCCATGCTGCGGCGATTCCTTGTATCTGGAGCAAATTAAATGACAGACATTACAGCCAATGTTGTAGTGAGCATGCCTTCGCAACTCTTTACTATGGCCCGCTCTTTTAAAGCCGTAGCTAATGGCAAAATTTATATCGGTAAAATTGACACTGACCCAGTAAATCCAGAAAACCAGATTCAGGTTTATGTGGAGAACGAAGACGGCTCTCACGTTCCTGTTTCTCAACCAATCATCATTAACGCTGCTGGTTACCCGGTATATAACGGACAGATTGCCAAGTTCGTAACTGTGCAAGGCCATTCTATGGCTGTTTATGATGCATATGGGGCGCAGCAGTTCAATTTTCCTAATGTGTTGAAGTACGACCCGGATCAGTTTAAATTACTTATTGGCGGTACAGATGGTAGTAAATATATCGGTTTCGGCGCTTCAACGGTTTACGATGCAATCAGGAAAACACCTCAATACTATGGAGCTAAAGCAGATGGATTGACATCAGATTCTGATGCCATTAATGCCGCAGCATTAGCTGCTTTTAATAATGGTGGCGGGGAAATATTTTACCCTCCAGGTGTTTATTTAATAGATTCTCCTATCATTCTTTATACAGGCGTTCATCATAAAGGCTCTGGAAAGAGAGCAACATTTCTGTATGTTAAAAAAGGTAGTAATACAGATGTATTTAAAACACATGGCTTTGGCGTTGTGGAAAATCTGTCTGATGCGCCATATGGATTTAGCATAAAAGATATGACCATTGATGGTAATTATCTTGACTTGCAAAGAGATACAAACTCATGGAGAACTTGCGACACTGTTAACAATGATTATGGAACTGCCATTAAAATATTCGGCAGCATGTACCACATTGACGTTGAGATTAATAATGTTGCAGAACATGCTCTCTATTCAGAGGGGTATGGATCATTTCATGATAATCAGGAACACGCCTCTGAAGTGAGGATAACGGGAAGAATTTCAGGGAGAGAGGGGGTTGTGTTCAGGGGGCCAGGTGATATTAACCTAGATTATATTGTTTTTGGCCTGTGTGGACTTCCTCCTTACAGCGCAAGATTAACAGCAACAAGCCAACAAAGCCTTCTTTATCCAGGAGAACCATGTCATGGAATTGTTCTTGATAATCAGTCTCCTTATACAGGACATGTCGATATAAATTACATCCATGTATATGCTGTGTATTATGGCTATGGATTTAAGACGCTGGGTGTTAACCGATTCAATGCGAGGCACGTGTGTGTTGATAATAGTTTAGGTGGTTACTGGTTTACCAACGGGGCACATGGTGTTGTTGCCATCGCAGAAGCCAGGGCGTGCGGAAGAATGCCAGATAACTACACTGGCGATTCAATTTCTCCTCTCCGCGACATGCTTCTGGATAACGGTACAATCTGGACACTTAACATCAATATAAAAGCACAAAGATATTCACCTTCAATTGATGATGATGGGTATCAGATAGCTATATCAGGCAACAACAATGTAGTTACAATAAACCAAATCGGTCAGTTGCAGAGTGACAATGCCCCTATTAAAGCCTCGCTTCTTTCTGTTACTGGTGACAATAACAATGTTACTTTTACATCCAAGAGGATAAAAGGAAATTTATGTTACTTATCCGGCGGTGGTAATAATATAAGAGGTTCGTGTGATAATTTGTTTTCGGGTTCTGCTCTTATTCGCGATGCAGTAAATTCAACAACAATTTGTTTTGCGAACAGCGTAGATATAACTGCGAAGGTGCTTTCTTCTGATTGCACTGGATTTAACAGCATTGGCACATGTGCATCAGAGAATATAAGATTAATCACTTCAGGCGCAAATGGTTATAATAGGTTTTTAGGTGATAGAATGGCAGCCCTTAACAGGACGTGTACGTGGACGATTATGGCAACAGTTGGAAACTCAATAAATGGGAAATCAACTGACGATTATATTGAGTGGAATATGCCAAACCCAACAGGTAGCGAACCTAACGAGGTTGATATTGAGCATAATTTTCTGTATGCCCCAACACCAAACCAGATTGCTGTGTTGGGGTTTAGACAACCTGCTGGTTCTGCAGAAGGTGCAACTTTAAGTCCAATAGAAATTATCGGAACTCCAAGTGAGTCTTCTTTCAGAATTAGATACCATTGGTCAGGCCCTTTATCTTCTGGCTCTGCTCCAATTGTAATGTTCAGGATTAGATAGAATTAATTGATATTTTAAAAAATTAAATTATTAGTTGATAAATTGTATGCGCAAGGCCTGTAACTTGAGTGCCAGGCCTTGCATGTTTTCATTGATTTTTAAGATGGTTCACTCCACCTTTTCATCAAGCCAGTCCGCCCACCATTGCATCATTTCTCTGCGCTTATCGAGATACTGAGCATGGTTGTAAATTCCACGTACAGATCCGCCGTTGGCATGTGCCAGTTGCACTTCAATGGCGTCGGCAGGCCATTCGTGCTCGTTCATAATCGTGCTGAATTCATGCCTGAATCCGTGACCGCTTTCCAGCCCCTCATAGCCGATTTGTTTGATCACAAGCAATACCGCGTTCTCGCAGATTGGTTTCTTCTTATCGTTGCGCCCGGCAAAAACAAACTCTGAGACTGGTTTGGTGATTGAGCTTAGTGTAGTAAGAAGTTCAACCACCTGGTCTGACATAGGAACCACATGAATTTTGCGTCCCTTCATCACACTGGCGTCGATGGTGATAATCCTGTTTTCAAAATCGACGTTCTTCCATTGCATGGAGCGAAGCTCTTTCGTTCTTAGGGCTGTGTAGCGTAAAACTTTGGTCGCAATGAGCGATACGATACTTCCTGAAAATGTTGCCAGTGCTTTGTTGAATGCCGGGATCTGGTCTGCAGGAAGAAACGGGAAGTTCTTCTTGCGGTATCCCTTCATGGCGTCAGCAAGGTCAGGTGCCGGGTTATATTTAGCCCTACCAGTAACAATAGCGTAACGAAAAACCTCGCCGCATCTTCTGCGGGCTTTGTTGGCTCGCTCCATTGCACCGCGATCTTCAAATCTGCGGATTACTTCCAGCAGTTGCATCGGCTCAATATCCTGAATCTCAAGACCGCCGATGATGGGTAAAATGTCGTCATCAAACATTTTGGCAAGTTCAGTTGCATAGCCTACTGACCAGACTTGCTTCTTGTGCTCGTACCATTCCTTGTAAATCGCACTAAATGAATTGTTGTTAGACGAAGCCTTTTTCGCCTTTACCGGATCGATGCCAACCGAGATGTCTTTCCTCGCAGTCCATGCCTTATCCCTTGCTTCCTGCAAAGTCATAAGCGGATATTTTCCGACGGTCAGGATTTTCTCCTTACCGTCAATCTTGTAGCGAAGCTGCCATACCTTTTTCCCTGACACAGGGACATAAAGGTACAGGCCATTACCATCGAGAAGGCGGTATGGTTTTTCTTTTGGCTTTGCTGCTTCAATCTGCTTAACGGTGAGCAT